TTATTCCTGCAGCGCCCCCACTTTGAGATTATCCGGCAGCCAGCGCAAGCCATATGATTTTGCATTCACCGATTCGACCAGTTCACCCTCTTTCGTCTTCGTCATGGTCTGCGCTATTTGAGGGGAAATCTGCTCTCCCATCACTTCAATAATCCGGTCTTTGGATACGTACGAAGGTAGTTCTCCGGCGTGGGTTCCCACCGATCGGCCATGTCCAGATTAATTGAGATCGGTCATACCTTCACCATCAGGCCCGGTGATGAAAGCATGGGAAGAACCTTCAGTCATGCCAGAATATTCACTCACCTGCCCGGCATCGTTGATGCCGTTGGCCACACTGGAAACCTCACCATATCAACTTTAGCCAGTTGACGATATCGACTCCGAAAGCGAAAGCGGGCGCAGGCGAGCAGCCAATTACAGCACACCTTGCCAAATTTCTTGTTGAGCATGTGTGGCGGCACCACAACCCGGGACGCCTTGGTTATTTCCCTCGCCAGCGGCGAAAGAGGGACATACCGTGAATCTGGACAAGCCTTTTCGACGGGTAGTAACTCGAACCGGCCCGGATCCAACTTCAGCGGTGCGACATACTAACGCCACTCCGCAATCACACACTTGGTTCACGCAGGGGTCGATTTGCCAACCGTAAAACGCATTTCAGGGCACAAAACCTTAGTATGGTAGGGCGTTATAGCCACCAGAACGGTGCGCACATCTAGTCAGCAATGGATAGGCTGGGAGATTGCTACCGCGAGCCTAGCTGACGCCGTTACACAGGAATTACACGAAGTAAGCTACGCGTCGAAGACGATTAGTCATAGCTCCTTGATCTATTGGCTCCCCGATCAGGTCTCACTACGAACCAAAAAAGTAGAGGTTGAGTTTCCTGCTCGGTTCATAAGGAAGGCGGCATAGCGGCGTTATGTCGCCGGAATCCTCCCTGTTTTTGGCTTGCGATGATGCGCGATACTGCGCAGCATGGCAATAGACCGTAGCAAGCCCCTTTCCGAGATCACGTTTTACTGCCGTCCGTGTTATCGCACGTTCAAGGCGGCACCGGCGCGCGTGGAAGATGCGCCGGTTCTCGATCACCATCCGTATATTTACCACGGCGAGTGCCCACATTGTGGGAATGAATGCGACCAGGCCGGCTGGGAACGCGGGCTGCTGAAGGCCTGGGCGAATGCCACGGGTCCACGTACTGAAGAAGGACGAGCGGCAACCGCGGCTAATCTTGAGGGACACCCCACCAAAGAAGAGGCGCTGCGTACTCGTTTTAACGCGATGAAACACGGCCTCGCTGCACGTACGGCAACCTATTTTCCCGCTAAGCCGGATGGCTATGCTTTTTGCAGCACGTGCGATGTCGACCGTGTTTTCTGCCAATCGCAACCCGCCTGCGTCAAGAAAACCGAGCTATTCATGTTGCATCACGCAGCATTCGATCAGCGTAACCCCAAGCATTTGATGGGTATTTATTCCGACCTGCAAGCATCTGTTTTTGCATTGGTTCAGCAAATCATTCAAACCATTGTCGCGGATGGGGTAAAGGTTGAGAAACTTGTATGGAAGCACGATCCAGATGGCACTCCGCAGGTCATCGAGTATTTTGACGAACAAGGAAATAGGCGACTCCTGCGCGATGATGTACAGGCGCACCCACTCCTGAAGCAACTAGGTGAATTACTCACACGAAGCGGATTGTCGCTGGCTGACATGGGCATGACGCAGAAGGTCATCGAGGCAGAAGACAACGAAATAGGCCGGCTGGCGCACGAAAAAGAAAATCAGGAAGGTGTGGATACATTCCGGCAGCGCCAAGTGCAGCTGCTTGAGTCAATGGCTGAGAAAGTCATGCGGGCCAACAAGCAGACCGATACCGATCCGATCCTGATCGAGTACCAGCAGGAAAGCGGAAAATGACCCGCGTCAGTGCCAGTGAACGAGTGCGGGTCGCTTATCGGTCTGAGCAGGAGATATTGCGCTACAGGGATGATCATCTGCTATGGCATAAGCACGTGCATAACGTAGAGCTGGATCCTGTTCAGGTACTGAAGTGCATGGAGATGGATAAAAACCCGAACACCATTGACGTTTCCTGCCGGCGCACTGGTAAGACTGCGGTGAAAGAGCTGCATGCACTCAAACACAATGCAACCATGCCGGCGCAGGAGTTGGGCATTGTGGCGCCGCGGTTGCAGCAGGCCCAGGGGAACCTTAACTACCATACCGATGCCATCCGCCGTTCACCCATGCTGCGCGGCTATATCGCTCACAAAAGCGGGCGTGAGCAGCTCTCGGATACCAAATACCAGTTCGTGAATGGCTCCAAGGCCAGCGCATACGGGATCATGAGCCAGATCGATGGCGATGCGATCAGCTATGCCTCGATCGAGGAAATCGACGATATGCCGGCGGACCGGCTGCTGTCGCGTTTTCTGCCCATGCTGGGTGGCGCCAGGCGTATGGGCGCGGATAAAGGTGTTTCGTTCAAACCGCAGATCCGCGTTACCGGCGTTTTCAAGGGGGCCGATGTGCTGCAGCAGCTGATCGATTCCAAGCAATACCACTTGCTCCCGATCGTAAATGTCTATCTCGGGATAGAGATGGGGATCCTCAATGAGGCATTCATGCATGAAATGCGGATGCAGCTGCCCGAGGGAGAATTCATCCGGCAATTCTTATGCAAGAACGTGTCCGCGCAAAACCACATCTGGGAAAAATTCATCCGCAAGGCAATGTCAGTCGGGCTTCAGGCACGACTGCAGATTGCCGAGCCAATGCCTGGTGGGCGTTACAAGAAACGAGGACTATTGTCCTTTGGCTATGATCATAGCGGCCATGGTGAAAGCCTGTCCGCGTCAAAATCGAGCCTGGTGGTATCCGAGCAGATTGGAAATTATGTGACCTTCCCCTTCGTGAAGTCATGGCCAGCCGGTACGGACGATAAGGTCGTGGAAATGGACCTGCTCGGGTTTTGGGAGTATTTCCGGCCGGATTATGCAATGGGCGATGCCTATGGATTGGGGATGCTGACCAGCCTTAATGACCGGTTATTTGCCCGTGGGCTGACCGATACCGACCGCCGGACTATTGGTGACGGGCAAAGCACCGCCACCACCTGGGTGGAATGGCCATTCTCCCCGATCAGGTTCGAAGGCATGATCAAGCATGGCATGGCAACCGCGCTACGAGCCGCATTCCATAATGGCCAAGCGGCCATCCCATATTTTGATGACGGCCGCGATATTTCAGAAGCAAAAGAAGCCGCCAACGTGGCCTGGCTGCCTTCGGTGGCGGCGCTCTCAGGACCTGCAGATTGGGTGGCGTTTGTCCGTCAGCTTGGCAATATCAAGGCGGTATCGACGAAAGCGAGTTATGCCAGCTACAAGATGGCAAACGCCAAGCTGGGAGATGACCTGTTCGACGCGGCGTGCGCATCGGTATGGGCGCTGGTAACCCGCGGCACGGAGGATGTCCCGACTGTGATCGGATACCGCACCCAATCTCGCGATCAACTGCTGGGGAATCAGTCTGCCGGCGCTGGCAAGGTGATAGAGGCATCTGTATGAACGAATATGCGCTGGCCACGGGCAGAGAATCACGCTTAGCATCATCCATCGTGCCGATAGAGAATGAAAAGCCGCGTGTATTGCCGCCGCTTAGCGAAATAGAGCAGGCCCGTGTTGCTGAAAACCGCAGATTGGTCCACACCCATATGCCGGAACTGATCCCAGAAATCAGGGAACTGGCCGCATTCGGCCTGATCGATGGCTGGCGAAACGTCAGGTCGATAGAAATACTTAAAAAAGGTACGTCATGAATCTTCTGTCCAGAATTTTCCCGCGGCTGGTGAAACAGGATCCTGCGCTTCCGCAGGAAACCGCCGCCGCTACCTCAACCACAAGCGAGAAAGGTCGCCGTCCTACTCCGGAAGACCAGATCAAATACCTCTACCGGCTGATGTGGGTGGATCCCGATCTGCGCCAGGCGATTCTGGATGTACGGGAGATGGACCGGCTCGACGGTCGGGTAAAGCGCATTCACAGTCGCATTGCCCGCGATACGATCAAGGGTGGACTGATCATGCAGCAGGCCCAATCCAGCGATACGCTGGCGCGGCAATGGGATGATTTCCAGCGCCGCCTGCAGCTCAACCGGGTTGAGAAACTTAAATCCGACGCGCGCGGACTGGTAATGGAGGGAAACCTGCCAATACAGTGGGTACTGGACACAGAATTTAATGTGGTGGCGGGAGTGCGCATGCCATCGGAAACGATACTTCCAAACATAAACGAGGCAGGAAGGTTCAAGGATGTAAAAAAAGCCTACATCCAGTTTGATGTTATGACCGGCACGGAACTGGCGGCATTTCCCCTGTGGCAATTGTTCCATGCCCGCTTCGATCCGGACAACTTCGATGACCTGGGCAGCCTTGGGCGCCCATTTCTAGATGCAACGCGGACTACCTGGCGCAAGCTCAATATGACGGAGGAAGATCTGGTGATCCGCCGGCGCACCCGGGCGCCTCTGCGCCTGGGGCACGTGCTGAAAGGCGCGTCTCAAGAGGATATCGAGAAGTATCGGGCGCAAGTGGAAAAAGACCAGCACGAAATTACAACCGATTACTACATGAACAAAGAGGGCGGCGTGTCGGCGGTCCAAGGCGATGCCAATCTGGATCAGATCCGCGACATTGTCCACTTGCTGGATACCTTCTTTGCCGGTTCGCCCCTGCCAAAAGGAATGATGGGTTACACCGATGGCATGGCGCGTGACATTCTGGAAGATCTGAAGCGCGACTATTACGATGAAGTAGACGTGCTGCAGGATACGCTCTCGTTTGGCTACGAGGCTGGATTCCGCTTGCACCTGCTATTAAAGGGCATCAATCCCGATGCTGAGGATTTCGCCATCACGTTTGCCGAGCGACGCACTGAAACGCCAACTCAGACAACCGACAGAGGCCTCAAGTTGAAAGCCCTCGGATTGCCGCAGGGAATGGTCTGGGAAGAGCTTGGATTTGATGCAGCGTATGTGGAACAACGCCGTGAGTGGGAGGCGAAGAATTACGATCCATACCCCGATGCGGGAGGTGGAGCAAATCCGGCAACCGTGCGCATCACACCAGGCAATGGGCGCAAGGGCGAAAGCGCAACTGACATTGGAAACAAATGAGGAGGTTTTATGAGTAATGCATTGGAGCTCGAGCAGATACCTTACAAATTCATGAGCAACTGGATATGGACCTATACCTGGGCCACAAAGCCAAACTACTCGCTAGCCACTGTCGGCACGGTAATCAATATACTGGATGTAGGTGGCGAAGCGGGATCGTTTTGGAAGGCAACCTCTGTCGGATGGGTGCCGTTGAATGGGCCCGTTAAGCTCGCATCGCAATGGGGTACTGTGCTGGCCCCTGTTGCGTCTGTAGAGAACGCGCCAGCCAAATTCTCAGTTCCAGTTGGCGCGGGATCGCTCGCCATTCCAGCCGGGATGATAATTCCAGGGCATTCCGTTCTGAGCATTCGGGCTGCACTGCACAAGCGGGGGGCGAGTCTGTGTACTTTCCGCATTTACCTCGGAACCTCTGAAACATCGTCTGACGCGCCAGTGTATGCGCTCAACGTAACCGCAGATCTGAATGATATTTACCCCTCTGTAGAAATAGGCGCGGTCTCTTCCAGTTCGCTGACTTCCACTTACTGGATGCCTGCGGGGAGCTCCGGTAGTCCAAGCGCGATAACTGCGGTAACAGCCAATATTAACACTGGTGCTGAAATGCACATTTCTTTCATCGCCATTAATATGGAGGCCTCCAATGGGCTTGATTTAATCGGCTACTCAGTGGTACTCGAATCTCTATGACACTGTTAGCGGTTAACCTGACTCCTGTTGCGCCGCGTTCCAGCGGACACCAGAACTGGATGTTTCCAGATGCGTATGATGTTGCTCTTTCCCCGTCGCTGAGCTGGCACCATCAATGCGTGTTGGACACTGATGGAATTTTATACCCTTGCTCGTGGATAGTAATGGAGACGGCAGAGGGTGTTTACGATTTCTCGAAGCTCACAACGACCCTGAATTACGCTGCGACGTACGGAAAAAAGGTGATCGTTCGAGTCTTCACTAAGACTGTTTCTGGCGCTAAACCAAAACCTCTTCCAGCATACATGCTGAACGACGAAACCACTTACGGCGGTTCGGCAACAACAGGCGGGCTGAGGATAAACGGCTTCAGCGGGTGGTCGCCCCGATTCGACAATCCAAATGTAATGGCGCGTTTCAAGGCACTGATTACAGCGATGGCCGCGGAAGTTGGGCCCCATTCAGCCCTTCAAGGAATCGGCCCGGACGAATCCGCGTGGGGGTTTAGAGATACTTGGCCCATTGCCGACCTGACTACTGCGCAAGTCAAGGACGCGCACAGAGAACAGTGCCTGCATATTCAGAGTTGCTTCCCAGGCAAGGAGATTTATCCGTTCTATAACTATTGCGATGGGTCACCAGACGAAGAAGTCATAGCGGAATTTCAGTGGTCTCTTAGTCAGGGGATGTGCGCCGGAATTACAGACACTCATCGCATACCTGAGATGCAATCAGGTGTCCAGCCAGTTGCGGCAGCATATCCCGTATCCGCAAAAACACTCATGATCGTGGATTACATGAGCACTGGGGCTGATGACTCAGGGCTTGCAGAAAGATACCTAGAGAATGGAAGGACGACCGCTTTGCGAGGGGCAGATATTACGGTCTGGCTTAATTGGGGCGGAGCGACAGGCAATTATTGGGCCGCAGCGAAAAATGCAATGGCGACCATTGGTTAAGCAACTGCTGAAATGACTTACGCAACTCAATCCGCGATCAAGCGCGCCACGATCCATGCGCATCGCGCGATGGACAAGCTCGATGCGGCGATTCTGAAAGAACTGCGGCAACTCTACCTCCAGGCGGCTGCCGATCTGCGTGCCCGTATCGCCGCAGCTGGTGGTGCAGATGGAAATATCGCCCTGGTACAACTGCAAGACGTGCTGAGCCAGGTGAATGAGCGACTGCGATCGCTCTCCGTTGCACGGGATGCCCTGCTGGATAACGGATTGGAAAATGCCGCCAGGTTTGGAACACTCCCGCTTACCACTGCCGGCGCCGGCGTGCAGTCCGAAGCGTTACTGAGCAACGCGGCGGCAATGCGGGTATCGGATGAAGCGCTGCGCTTCGTGCGCACCTTTATTTCTGAGGATGGCTTGCAGCTGTCCGACCGTATCTGGCGGCTGGACCGGCACGCCCGCGACGTAGTGACTAACGCGATCGAGCGAGCTGTGATACAGGGTCACGGCGCCGTGCAGGCAGCACGTGAGCTATTGATGCGTGGCCAGCCAGTGCCCGGAGAACTGGCGGACAAAATGAACGCTGCTGGCAGCTCAGGAATTGGCAAGGCCGTAGCCAACGTGCTGACTGGAAATGGCAGTCCCATGGATAACGCAATGCGGCTGATGCGCACTGAAATCAACCGGGCCCATGGTGAAGCCTATATCGCCGGCGCCTTAGACCATCCGGACACCGCCGGCGTGCGGTTCCTGCTCTCCCCCGCTCATCCGGAGCCGGATATCTGCGATTTACACGCTACCGGCAACCTTCATGGTCTGGGGCCCGGTGTTTATCCCAGCCGGGCAAAGTGCCCGTGGCCCGCGCATCCGAATACGCTGTCCTATGTGGAAGTGGTGTTCAAGGATGAGGTAACGGAGGCGGATCGGGAAGGCAAGGAAACAGCTACTGAAGCACTGACCCGGCTGACACCGGAGCAACGCAAGGGTGTTCTGGGGGTCAACAAAGCCAAGGTATTCGAGGCAGGCAAGCTCAAGCAAGGAATGATCAAAGCACCATGGCGGGCAGTAAAAAGGCGCGTCATGAAGGATTGATTTATCCACATTTTCTGTGGATAACCTTGTGCACCATAGCGCAGCATTCAAGTAGTTCAACGCCAACAGCATCACGCCTTCTTTATACGCCGTAATCCTCCCTGTTTATGTCTTGCATTATGGCTGAGTATCCCGCTCAGTCCACCGCGGGCGGTCAGTAATTGGCTCGCTCGCCCTCCTCCTGATTGCCTGCGGCATGGACCCTACGAGAGGTCAGCATGCAGCCGCCAAGAATTATCCGATTGTCTGAAAACCATACTGGGGCAGTGCGATTCCTGTCCGGGCTCCATGTGACGCTGGAGGAAGGTAAAACGACAAGCTGGGTAACGGTGACGCGCACCGGTATATTCCGCGACCCGCGCTACGGTGAATTCGAGATCAGCCGCCACATGCTGGAGCAGATCGTCGATAACTTCGGCAGGCGGGTTTATGGCCAGGACATCTTCTACGATGTCGCTCACAAACCGGAAAACGGCGCCGCGGGCAAAGTGTTGCAACTGAAGCTGGAAGGCGACAGGTTGCGCGCTCAAGTTGAATGGACGCCCTACGGTGTCGAGGCCATCAAGAGCAAGGGCTACGCCTACAGCTCGATCGAATATCACGAAAATTTCCAGGATAACGAGAGCGGACAAAAGCATGGCGCCCTGATGATGGGCGCCGGGCTGGTACTGCGCCCGTGTATCAAACGGCTCGATCCAATCCAGTTATCTGAAGCCAGCGATGGGGATATCCCGACGCTGATTCATCCCGAATTGCAATCCAATCTACTACAGGAGATACACACAATGCATAAGAAACTCTCAGGCATATTGAGCGCAACGCTCGCCGGAATCGTGGCGCTATCAGAGCCGATTCGCGCTCAGCTACTGTCTGCATTCGAAACAGCGGTGCAACCCATCACTGATGAGATAAAAGCCAAGCAGCTGATGGATGCCTTTGCCGAATCGGGCAATAAGCTCGGTGAGCAGCTGGCGGCTGCCGGCGCCAACGTCAAGGATATCAAGCTCCTCATTGAGGCGCCTAGTCTCTCCACTGGGCTAACCGCCGATGACGTGAAAAAACTGATGGCTGATGAGGCAACGCGCCTGGCTGACGATGCGAAGAAGCTGACGGAGAAGCGCGACGGCAATATCAAGCTTTTGACCGACACGATCAATGCCGCCACCGGTCTGAGCGATGACGCCAAGAAGGAATTGACCGAGGTTGTGGCCGACTTGGTGACGCCGGAAATGAGTGCCGACCAAGTGAAAAAATTGGCGGATATCCAGATTGCCCAAGGCAACAAGATTGCGGCCGCCAGGCAGTTGGCGGGCATGGGCTTTCAATTTCCCGCCGGCAATGTGCACATAAGCGTGGAATCTGGCAACGAAGTGAAAGCCCTGCAGGAATCTGTCGATAAACGGCTCGGCCTGGTGAGCATGCCCGCCACGCGCCGTTTCTCGAACACGGGCGGCCAGTTGCAGGCTGCGAACAAGGATTTCGCGGAAAAGGTCCTCAAGGAATTCGATGTCGCCAATGCCCGGCAGTTGCATACCGAACACAAACACTTGGCGGCAGGAGATGGCCTCGTTTCCGACGTGGCCGTTCCGGCCATTTTCGAGCGTACCGTGATTCGCGAGGCGCTCTATAACATGATTGGCCTGCAGTTCGTAAATATGGGCACCCTACCCTTCTCGGGCTCCGCGCTTATTCCCTACAGCTACCGCGACACGACCGCCGCGAGCATCAACAGCACCCGGGTGTACGAAGGTGGATCCATCCCGCGCGCCGGGGTGAAGCAAACCAGCGAGACCGCCTACCCCATCCCTCAGAAGATCGCCTTCGAAGTGAGCGACGAATTACGTTATCTCACCAGCAATGGCCAGCTCGATTGGGATGCCGTCTCGGAAAATGCGCGCAATGCCGCCCGCATCATCGGAGAAGACGGCGAGCGCCTGATCTTCAACGAGATCCTGAACGCCTCCGATCAGTACGCCACTACCGACGTGGCGAACGAGGCGGTCGGAACCGGTAATGGCGCCAAGAGCATCTGGCCCGTGGCGGGGTTTCCAGTTGTGCGCCCGAAGAAGGTCTATGACCTACAAGGAAATCAGGTCGGCAGCACGCTTTACCCGATTACGGTAAAAAGCAACGCGGTGACGATCAGCGAATATGACGGTACCGGGACGCAATCGGCCGGCCTGTACTACTACATGGATTACAACCTGGGCGAGATTCATTTCGTCAACGAACTTGGGGTCGCATCCCCAAATACCAGTACTCACGCGGTAGTGGCGAGCTATAGCTACACCACCAATGTGTACAAGTTCGACACCGATCAGGGGTCCGTTGCCACGGATATATTCTGGGACAGTTTCCTGTACCGCTATGGCCTGCGGAAAAACGTGATCGAATCCGATCGCTACCACATAGCCAATTTTGGGCTGATGTCAGGCACTATCCGCACCCAGATCGAGCAGGCACGCAGCTTTATCGAATCCGGTGCGCGCAATGGCACCGACCTCGATGCCGCGGGCAATCTGGGGCGGGTCAAGGATGTGCCCAACTTCCGCACTACCGCGCCGGGCCTCGCCATGGGTGACCAGCGCGTCATCATCGGCGAGCGTGGACAGACCCGCTATCGCATGATGAAGCCGTGGGCCATGGGGCAACTGCAGGATCAACGGGACAGCAACGGCCGCTTTACGGGCAAGAAAGAAGCCTATGGTGACCAGTTCATCGTGCTGCATACGCCGACACAGCTGAAATCCGCATACACGTCGATTGTCCTGTATAGCACCAGCACGCGGATATCCCGATAGAAAATAATCATACGGCATAAACCCGGCAACTGCCGGGTTTTACATTCAAACAGCATATGAGGCACAAGCATGAAAGTTCCCGTTCATAACAATACCGGCATGCCGATTTACGTCGGCTCCGCCATGATTCTGCCGGGAGAGACCCGGCATTTCGACAAGCATGATGTTCCCGATAACCTGCGTCCAAAAAAAGTCGCGGCGGCGGAAGTTGACGAGGCTACGCCTCCTGGAAATCCCCTTGTCGAACTGCTGCAGCACAAGGTCGAAGATGTGAAAGCGACACTGCCAACCCTGGCCGATGGCGAACTCGAGTTGCTGGGTGAACTTGAGCAGTTGGGTGGAAACCCCCGCAAGGGTGTGTTGAGCGCAGTCGCGGAGGAAATCCTGAAGCGCGCGGAAGCAAAGGGTAACGCCTAGTCATGCCGGCGCTCATGTCACGTGCGGAGCTGATCGCGGATCTGGCCGAAAGCCTGCATGACGCAGCCAGCATTTTCACGGCCGAGGATGGCGGTGATTTTCGCCGCCATCTTGATGCTGCCGCGCAAGACATGAGCCGCGTACGGCCGCGCACGCTCTTGGGGATCATCACGCTGGTGGCCGACCAGGAGGCCTACGCGGCGCCGGCGGATATCCAGATTTTCAAGTCAGCTTTATGGGGCGTCAGCCGCACGGCCCGCCCCTGGGAAAGAGCATGGACCGGACGCCTGCCCGATGTGCGCTTGGCGATGAATGGAACTACGCCGGAAATGTATCTGCTGCCGGCGCCAACCGCGCAGCAGATCAGTGTGCTCGGAGCCACGTACAAATTTTATTACTTTGCAGCACATAGCGTATCCGCTGACGCGGCGCAGACCACCATCGTGCTTGGCGATCGCAGTTTACTGTTGTTGCGCGCCCAGGCTGAGGCCATGCGTGAGCTCGCAGTACGCAACGTAAGCAAACCGGTGACGATGCGCGACGGGATCTCGGGCGGCACCCGCAACGGAACGCCTACTTATTTGTTCGAGGCTCTGATGAGAGAGTTTGAATCCAGAATCCAGTGACATTAATAGAGGATAGATCATGCCGGCTTTAACGAATTACGCTGAGAACAAGGTCGTCGATGCCCTGCTGCGTGGCCAGGCCTTGAGTGCGCCGGCCACATACTACGTGGCCTTGTTCACGGTAGACCCAACGGACGCAAATGTAGGTGTTGAGGTTAGTGGTGGCAGTTACGCGCGAGTGGCTATAACCAGCAGCCTGGCGAACTGGGCAGGCACACAATCCGCGGGGAGCACCGTCGCCAGCAGTGGCACCAGCGGCACCACCAGCAATAACAATGCGATTCAATTTCCCGCGCCCACAGCAGATTGGGGGTCAATAACCCATTGGGGGTTGTTCGACGCCGCAGCCGCTGGAAACCCATGGATTTATTCTGCCCTGACAACGCCGAAAACCGTTAACAACGGCGACGCCGCCCCGAGCTTTGCGATTGCGGCGCTGACCTTCCAGATCGACAACTGATATGGATCTGTTATTGGTGCGTAACCACGGCACGGCCGGCTACACCGCCGGGCGACTTTATCAGCTTGAGTGCTCTACTCTTGAGGATCAGGAGCGAGCGCAAAAAATACCGGGCAAGACCGCCATCCCTGCCGGCAAATATCAGGTAGTGGTGACATTCTCCAATCGGTTTCAGAAGCCCTTGCCGTTGCTGCTCAATGTTCCCGGGTTTTCAGGTGTACGCATTCATTCCGGGAATACAGCGAACGATACGGAAGGATGCATTCTAGTCGGCGCCGAAGACGGCAACCCATCGGATGCATGGCTGGGGCGCTCACGCGAAGCATTCACTCCACTATTTGCAAAGATTCAGGCAGCGATTGCTGCCGGCGAGAAGGTCTGGATCACGATTACCTGATGGGTTGCCGATGAACGATATCGACAAGCACATAAGATTAGGAAATGGCCTCACTGCCGAGTTCATGGAGGGCACGGTAATTCTTTTTCGCGTCCACAAAGACCCGAAAAAGATACCCGGTGACATCGAGGAAACATTTATTGCTTGCGAGGCACCAACCGGAGAGTTCTATCTGGTTGAGAATTGTGGTGAACAGGCCAGATTTCTCGCCCACGAGGCTGAGCCGGGAGAATTGGAATTCAAGGCTTACACCGGAGAAATGGGTACGCTTAGACAACGCAGGAGGGTTCGGCGATTCCTTGAGCAGATCCATTTCAACAGCGGAATTATTGAGCGATTCAAAAACGACAAAGCGCCGCATGTAAAACAGGTACGGACTAAAGATGACGGAATTTGATCAGCTTGTTTTTGCCGAGCTGCGTGACGATCCAGTCGCGCTCGGCTATCCGCCGCTAATCGCGGCAAATAATGATGAGGGCATTGCAAATGTTTGCAACGGCGCGACAGTTCAGGTTGTCGGGCTGATTACATGCGCAAACCTGAATAGTTGGGCAGCTGAAACGAATATGGCGGCAGTCATCGTGGATGAAGCGGCAGATGCGCAATCTCTGTTGCGGTCCTCCGCCTTGGCAATCATAAATGTAATGCAGGACGCAAACGCTGGCATTGACATGGCGGAGCAGAAGCACGTTGACATGCTGAACGCATGGGAAACAGCAGGCAAGCTAAGTGCCCCGAATAAAGCAAGCTTTTTAGCCTATGCGACACGAACCATTCCGCGCCCGGTTGCATTATTCGGCAAATTACTGACCGCAAATGATGTCGCTCGGGTAGTGCGCGACGATCTCGGCAACCCATTGATAGGAGCTTGAGGTGGCATTAACAAAAAACGCGAGAGAGCTTGTCGCAACTGGAACGTCCAACGCAGTCGGAGCCACGATCTACGGGCGGGTCGATCTCAACGCGGCGCAGGGGCCGAGCCGCCTCACAGTCAAGATCAAGAATGGCGCCACTGGCCCAACAGTCCAGTGTACCGCGCGCGTGCTGATTGCCCATAAGGCCGTGCTTCCGGCCGCAGGCGCGGCGGGAGCTGATTGGAAAACCCATTACCCACCCGTGGGGCCCGGCGTCGCTGCGAACGCCGAGGGCGAATGGTCGTATCCGATAGGCCGGGAGATCATGTGCCTCGAGGTGGAATTTACCGGTAATACGGGACAGCCGGTCACCGTCGAGGCATATCTGAGTGAGCTTACTGCAGTTGCCTAATCCGTGATTGAACAGCTTGCAAATCAGCCGCTGTACCCGGCGAGAATCGATTATTCCCACCCCATCGGGCGCCGGACGCGGTTTGCATTAATTGGTAGCGGCGTTCCACCCGAACTGTGCAATGCCATACAGCCGGGCGGCACAATAGGGGTAACGGAAGCTACGCCTGGTGGGACTGCATACGTTTTGCCGGCTACGCCAACCACCTGGACAAAGGTAATAACCGATCTTGATCCTATTGTATCCGGTTCTTTTACCGTCCATTGGCACGGTATTATTCGGGCCAATACGTCCCAGAGATTGCTCAGGTCTAATGGAGCCACCTACGGGTGGAACTTCGTTTCTGGTACGTGGTCGGCCGGCTTTATTACCTTTGGTCTTTTCAAGATATGGGGAGGCAGTGGATACAGCGCTCCAGCCGTATCGATTGTAGATGGAACTGAACATTCAGTAACTATAGTCTATGACAGCGTGGCGGCTGCGGTAGAGGTATTTCTGGATGGTGTATCTATAGGATCAGGATCGTGGACACCCGATCCCGGCGCAATGGGCGCGGGTCAGGTTTTTAGCGTCAACGGTCATTCAACTGCACCGCACAAAATGCTGAGTGTGCAGGCTTTCACCGGCGCGCTCAGTGCAAGTGAGATTGCTGCATTAGCTGCAAATTCCTGGCTGGCATTCGAGCCCGAGCCTGATGAGATATGGGTAGCAGCGCCGAGCGCCGGCGCAGCGGCACTCGAAGGCGTTGCCCAGGCGGTGGCCGCAGCAACCGGAACGCTAACCACAGCAATCACGCTAGCCGCCAATGCCGAATCGCAGGCGGCAGGGTCAGGCGCACTGGCGACGCAGATCAATCTAACAGCTGATGCAGTGTCAATATCGACTGCTGGCGGTGTATTGACCGCACAGATCCAGCTATCCGGCGCTGCCCTGGCGCAAGCGATATCGACAGCCGCGCTTTCCAGCGGGATCAATCTCTCGGCCTCGGCCGTGGCTGAGGCATCAGCCGATGGGATGCTGGATACGATCATCAAACTGATCGGATCGGCCGTCGCCAATGCATCGGCCAGTGCGGACCTCACCACTACACCAGGTGGTTTTGCCGCAAACGCAATATGCCAGGCTATTGCTACCGGGGAGCTCGCGACGCAGATCCAGCTTTCCGGCGACGCTATCGCTGAGGCAATTGCAACCGGAAGCCTCACCACGCAGATCCAACTGGCCGCCGCTGCCATTGCGGAGGCCCTGGCCAGCGGGACGCTATCCGAACCGCTGCCGCTCGTCAGCGACCCTCGGTTTGTCGCGCAGGGACGTGGCAGAAATGGCGTATCGGCAGCTCGCCCGCGAGGGTATACAAGCTCAATAACCATTCATTAGGGGGTTCAAGTGTTTGCATCCAAGGATCCGGAAGAAAACATTACCCTGACATTCGATTTCTCGGCGCTTGCCGCGTCGATCGCCAATCCGGAAATCACTATTGAGGTGGTTTCCGGTACGGATGCCGATGCTCAAGCCATGCTTTCAGGAGCAGCGCAAGTTGATGGAAATAAGGTGCTGCAGAGAGTGACTGGCGGCGTGGATGGGGTGGATTATCACCTGCGCTGCACAGGCGAATCTGGCGCTGACAAGCTGGTGATTCCAGAAACGCTGCGGGTCAGGAAGCGGTAAAGAGATGTTGACACCCGGCTTTTCTTAGCCTAACCTTATCTCAAGTGCTAATCACACTCTTACAAGGCGGTAACCGCCCACGCCCGACAGCCGTGGTATTTTTTCGCCCATCGCTCGCTCCTTTGCGGTGAAAAAACGATTTCAATGGCCGGGTGTGCGACGGATACAAGACCCTACGGGGGAAGAAGTCCGCCGTTCCTTGTAGCGGTGATTAGCGCCCGGCCGCCCTCCGGGGCATTGACTAATCATCAATACAAGGAAATCATCATGAATGAAGTCACTCCCTTCCACTGGGGCGAGATCGCCCTGTCCGAAACTGTTTTTATCGACGGTGCGCCTCATGCCAGCCGTTTCGCCATTGGCGAGTGGCTGGAATATGAAGACCCAGCGGAAGGAATTCGGAAGATTTTGAACCGAAATTCCTACATTGAAGAGCACTCAGTACCGGTCAAGCTGACCGCTACTGACGGCAAAAAATACGACACAAAGGTGTATCACCCCATCGGTTTTCTGCTGATCGTGATGGAGTCCGGCCAGCCGAAAGCACAGGCGATGAAACAGGCTGTGGCGGAATTCGTCTGGCACTTTGCCGGACCGCGCCGCATGAGCTTCAAGGAACGCACTGAACTGCTGAAGCTGTCGCGCGTGCTGCTCAACGATCTGGCGAAAACCCGCGATGCATTCGTGCAGAACGGGCTGGTCACGCACCTGCGCGAAGTGCACCTGGCGCTGGGGCAGCCGCTGCCGGATACCGCCATGCTGGGGAAGGATGCCGCTCAACTCCCGCTGAAGGGGGTGTGACATGGCGATCACGACCCCCCAACGGGCGCTGGACCTGACCTATGCGCCGCTAAGACAGGCCACCCATGCAATGGAATCCCTGATGCAGATGCTGTCAGGGGCAAACAATGACCTTAATCCGGAGAACCTGTACTGGCTCATATTGCCGATACAGGAGGCAGTAACATCGGCACTGGACGAGCTGAGCGCCGGACTGCCACCCAAACCTGCCGAGTCCGAGAAGCACTAGCGACAACGGCAACATTCTCACCATAACCCGCTTCGGCGGGTTTTTTATTGCGCCAATATCCTCCCTGTTTCTGGCTTGCGCTTCGGCCTACATTGGCGCCAACTGAATCAGCAGGCAAGCCCATGCACATCCGCTACCAAGTCGCCAGCAAGGAAGCTCAGGAAGCATTTGATCGCGCTCCGGATGTGATGGAGCGCAATCTGGAGCCGTTTCTTAAACGGGGAGCTTACGATGTCGCGGATGAGGCCCGCGCCCGCGTACCGGGTCTTTTCGGCACTCTCAGGCAATCAATCCTCCCGGCAAGTGTAGGCAAGCTGCACTGGCGCGTTTCGCCAGGGATGAACTACGCCGTTGATGTAGAAGAAGGAACCGGACCCGCCGCCGGCAAGGCGCGCTATTACCCGAATCCGGACAATCTGCTGCAGTACCTCCGCCTTGCCCCATCGTACCGGGGGTTTAAATGGACTCCGCGCAAAAGCCGCAAGCGCGAAGAACAGGAGCTCGACCTCTGGTTCAGGTCGCGTCAGATGGCGTGGGCGATCTATAACAAAGGCACAAAAGCCCAACCATTTATGGAGCCCGCCGCCAAGAAGATGGAAAGCCGTGTCTTCGTGTTGCTGCGCGAGGGTGTGGATACAGGACTGCGTGAGGTATTCGGGCAATGAGCGCGCTTTCAGACCGGATGAATGCAATCAAGTCGACGCTGGCGACGATGTATCCCGCCCGCACGGTAACCCGTGACCTCAAGGATTTCGCGGCACGGCCATTGAGCGAACTGCAAGAGGGAATCTATACCGTGCTGTCGGCCAGCGAAGGCAATTACAGCCACTACCTGGGGGGGATGACGCGCGACGGCGAGCATCGCGTGCTGTTGGTGGGGCAAATCGCGGTGACGGAAACCGCAGAGCCTTCGGCAACTGAAGATGCGGAAGGCACGATGATCGACGAGATCAAGGCGTTTACCCGCGCGCTGCCGCCCGAGCTCGGTTCGTTGACGCTGACCGGTTGGCGACAAAGCCAGCAGCTTGAGCATCCATACGGCTGGGTGGCCTTTGATATGACGCTGAGGGAAGGTTAGAGATGAAGTGGGCCGGGATGATCGCGGATCCCTGCACGGGGAACGTATCGCATACCAAGCTATGGGCCAACGTGGCCTATGCGTCGGCCACTGGCGCGTTCTGGTGGTCGGCGGTGCAGGGCCAGCTCACGCCTGACATCTGGCTGATTTACCTGGGTGTAGTGGGCGCACATACCGCTGCATCGAAGCTGATCGGGTTGCGGTACTCGTCCCCTCCCCCGCAGCCACAACCTATGCCTATGCCGATGCCACCGATGCCTATGCCGCCGCCATCCCAGGGTGACATGGGCGGAATCAGTTAAATGGATCTCTTCGTCTCCCTGGCATTGCGAGTACTTGTCCCGGTCATTCTGGCCGTGAGCCTGTGGTTATGGGGTTATAACTCCGGCGTTTCTCGGGAGTCCGACCGGCGAGATGCTCATGAGCTGGATATAAGGGAAAAGGCGGACGAGGAGTATGAAACCGCTGCTAATGCAGCGCGTACACATGCTATCGCGTCGATCGAATGGAAACGCCGCGCCGACAGTTATTACCGTAAATGGCAGGAGAGACTGAACCATGTCAACGATGACCAGCTATCAGAGTGCGCCACTGCGACAAACGAGGAGAAACCGGGTGCTGGTATGTGCATGCTTAGTCCTGATTGGGTCTGGCTGTACAACGATGCCTGGTACCCGGACGGCATGCCCGCCGATTCCGCCGGAACTGATGCAGTACCCCGCGGAGCCGTTGCAGCTACGCCCCGCGATGCGCTTGTCAATATCCGCACCAACGCCGAACTCTGCGCCGACGACAGGCAGCGACAGCGAAAACTAATCGACTATTTGCATGAGCTGGAGGCAGGCCGTGCCAGACCGACTGATTAGGGTGGCTTTTATGTGGGGAGATTCCCTTTTGCTGGCCGCGCTGGCGTTTTTTGGTGCGTCGTTCGCAGGTTTGGCAACACAACTGCGCTCAGGAAATACGCTTACACGCCGGACCGTTGCAGCCACCATGCTCAACAGCGGATTCATCGGCGCCATCATCGCGCTGCTGGGATATCAAACCTTCGCCGAAGATCTGCCATACCTGATGGGGATGTCGCTGCTGGCCGGCATCGGCGGCGCGACGATACTGGATTTCGCCCTGTTGCTGCTGAAGCGGCGCATGGGAATCACGATACGCATCGAACAAGATAAAGGAGAGTAAATATGGCGCGCTATACACGCAATTCGGCCATTTTGGCGAAAATAGAAACCGCCTATGGCGAGGATGCAATACCAAGCGGTGTCGCCAACGCGGCACTGATTTCCAACCTGTCGGTAAACCCGCTTAATTCCAACAATATCAACCGGGATCTGATCCGGCCTTATTTTGGTGCATCCGAGCAGCTGGTCGGCACGGTCTATAAGGAAGTCAGTTTCGATGTCGAACTCGCGGGCAGCGGCGCCGCCGGCACTGCCCCAGCCTGGGGACCTTTGCTGCGGGCCTGCGCTTTCGAAGAGACCATAAATGCTGCTGTGAGTGTGGATTACACGCCGATCACCGACCTGCAGGAATCCCTGACGATTTACTACTACCGCTCGGGCGTGTTGCACAAGCTGCTCGGTGCGCACGGCGACTGCACGCTGAAGGCCGTTATCGGCACCCGCCCCGTATTTTCATTTAAATTTCTCGGCCTGGATGGCGGGATGAGCGCTGCCGCCAATCCCAGTCTTACGCTTTCGGGGTGGAAGACTCCCCTATCGGTCAGCGATGCAAATACCGGGGATTTGCTGTTCGGATGCACGTATGCGGCCGGCGCGCTGTCCAGCGGCACCGCTTATCCCTCCCGCGGACTGGAGTTGCCATTTGGCAACGCGGTAGCCCATACCCCGCTGCTTGGCGGGGAGACTATCGATATTACCAACCGGGAGATCGGCGGCACGCTTGAGCTTGATTTGACGCCCGCGGAGGAAGTTGCCTTCATGACCAGCATCAAGGCAAACAGTACGCAAAGCCTGGGCATGGTGCACGGCACCGCCGCCGGCAACAAGGTGCTGATGTACATGCCCGCCGTGCAGCTCATCAGCCCGTCAGAATCGGATGTGAACGGGCGCGCCCTCAGCAAATACAGCTTGCGGGTAGTACCCGGCGCCGCTGGCAACGACGAATTGCGCATCGTTTCTCTATAGGCAGATCATGAAAAAACCCCAGCAGGAAAATAAACTGAAGCTGATTCCGGCGCCCACCTTCCCCGGCGATGTGAACATCAGCGGCCACGGCGAGGCCGAACCGCGCGTGCTGAAGATGGAATTCAAGCACATGGGCAAAAAAGCGGCACGTGAATGGATCGCGGAGATGAAAGGCAGTCAGCGGCCAGCCGCAGAGACCCTGCTGGAGATTGTCACCAGCTTCAAGGATGAATCCGGCGTCGCAATCCCCGCATCAGTCGAGGCATTCGATGAATTGATGGATAACTACCCGCGGCCGTTCGCCGATATCGTCACCGCATGGAGCGATTATCTTACCGGGACCCGCGAAAAAAACTGATCGAGGCCGCCCGCTGGCTGGTCCGTGGTCCGGATAGCCAGGTGCCAAACAGTGATGCGCTTGCCGCGCTCGGGTTGCGATGGGAGGGAGAAGTACCGGATAACGACTGCGCCGTGTGGCCGGATAACTGGGCTGCGGTAATGGTATTCAAGCACATGATGACGCAATGGATCATGAGCTTCAGCGGTCCGGTCGGGCTCAGGTACGAGGCGCTGCCGGTGGTGCTTCGGCTGCTGGAAGTGCCGCGGGGCGAATGGCCAGAAATTTTTCCTGATTTGAGAGTGATGGAACGAGCCGCGCTGGATTGCATGCATGAGGAGAAATAACATGAATTTTGGGCAAGCACTTGAGGCACTGAAGCTGGGGCAGAAAGTATCCCGTGACGGCTGGAATGGCAAGGGCATGTTTCTGTTTCTCGTACCCGGCAGCATATTCAAAGTAAATAGGCCGCCTCTGCTTGGCATTTATACCGAAGGCACCGAAATCAAGTATCACGCGCATGTCGATATGAAAACCGCCCAAGGTGACGTTGTGCCCTGGCTGTGCTCACAGACCGATATGCTGGCCGAAGACTGGGGTGTGGTCCCTTGAGCGATAAAAACATCGATGTCGATATCAGCGCTGACGCTTCCGGCTATCGCCGCGGAGCGGAAGAGGCGAAGAAGATCACGCGCGATCTGAACGCCGAGTTCGACAAATCCAACAATACCTTGTCCACGATTGGCAGCGTCGCCACCCGCATGGGCGGAGTGATAGCCGGTGCTGCCAGCATTGCCGGCGCTGGGCTGGCTGTGGCAGGAGGCGGCGCTCTTCTGCTGGCCAAGAATGTCGCGACCACCGCGAGTGAGATGGCCAATCTTTCCAAGAAAACCGGCGTGTCGGCGGAAGACCTGGGGGCCTGGCGGCTCGCGACAGCGCAGAGTGGCACCAATCTGGAGGGACTGGCGGTTGGTCTCAAGAACGTGGCGAAGTACATGGTCGAGCATGAGGATAACCTGCGCAAGCTGGGTATCACGGCGAAGACTTCTGAGGGTGTACTGATCCAACTCGCCGGGGTGCTCTCCAGCATGCCAGACGATGACCCCCGCAAAATGGCATTGGCCAACGAAATATTGAGCAAGTCTTACCAGGAGATGATGCCGCTACTGGCCGAGGGAGAGGACGGTTTGCGCAAACTGCTGGAACGCGGGCGCGAACTGAACCCGGTCACGAACGAAATGGCCAAAGAGGCCAATTACTTCAGTGGCCAGCTCGAGGAGTTGAAACTTGTGGCGGCTGGACTGGGCGCATCGCTCGCCAGCACGTTACTGCCGCATCTGAATGACATTCTCTCCTCAATGCGCTCGGCCGCTCGCGAAAGTGGGATATTGAGTGCCTTGTGGGCCGGCATGGGTGGCGTGGCCGCGCATGCGCTGGGGCTGGACGATATCACAAAGGCGCGCGACCGGTTGAGGGAGATCAACAGCGAACTTGCCACAGCAGCACAAATGCCTGGGCTGACCAACAGTGTCAGCGATTTGCTGAAGGAGCGGTCAAGCATCGAGGCATTCCTCAACCCGCCCAAGGTCTCGGCCGCTCGGGCGGCTCCTAGCGATGGCGTATTAAAAGGCATTCTCAACCCGGATAAATCAACGCGCAAGGCGTCATCATCGTCTGGCACAGGCACCAGCAGTGTGTACCTTGACGAAATCAGGGACCTTGCCGAGCTGATGAAAGAGGTTGGCAAGCTCACCGAGGGGGAGAAATCGCACCTTCAGGTGCTGCAGGAAAAGGTTGATGCTTATAGCTCGCTGGATCCTGCCGTGAAAAATTATCTCCAAACCACCATCGACCAGGCGGCCCAGATGGAGCGGCTGGAGGTGTTTGAAAGCGAGTCGAAGAAGCTGCTCGAGGAGAACAAGAATCTGAATGTGGGGTTGATTGAATCCGATCGGGAACGGGTACTGGCTCAGCTTGAATTGGAACACCAGCGCTCGATCGAGCGGATAAACGCTCTCAAGCTCGAAAGCAGTCAGGTGGAGGCGCTGATCGATCAGGAGACGAAGAATTATGAACTGCGCATGAAAAAAGCGCAGATGGGTACAGAGAAAACGACTGATCTGGTCAAGAGCCTGGGATTGCATTTCAGCAGCTCATTCGAAAACGCTATCGTTGGCGGCGAGAAATTCTCCAATGTATTGCTGGCGCTCGAGCGCGACCTCGAGAGGATGCTGGCGCGGCAACTTGTTACCAAGCCTCTGCTTGGCGGACTTGAAACTCTGATGAATGGCGTCATCGGGAGCCTGCTCGGCGGCTTTGGGGGCGGTGGTGGCGGCAATATGGCGGTTTCCACAGGCGGCGTTACCGGATTTGCGGCGAATGGCGCATGGTTCGACGGCAGCGCGAGCTATTTCGCCAATGGCGGTATCTTCGATAAACCCACTGCCTTCCGCTTCGGGAATGGCGGTCGCCTCGGCGTGATGGGCGAGGCAGGTCCGGAAGCGATACTACCCCTCAAGCGAGGCAGCAATGGGCAACTGGGGGTGCAGGCAGGCGGCGGGGCCAATATCAACGTGCAGGTGAATCTTATCGAATCGCCAGGCAACGGTGGTGAAGTTCAGCAGCGCCAGGACGGCGACGGCAATCTCACGATGGACATCATGGTGGAACAGATCGAGGGCAAGATGGGACGCAATATTGCGCGCGGCAACGGCCTGGCGCCGACACTCGAGCATAAATACGGCCTCAACCCAGCCGCGGGGGCGATGCGCTGATGGCGACCTGGCCTGAGACCCTGCCCCCACCCACGCTGTCTGGATATGGCGGCTCGCCGGTCCAGGCTTTTGCGCGCACTGACATGGAGTCAGGGCCCGCGCGCCAGCGCCAGCGCTTTACCTATACGCCGGAAGAACTGACGGTATCCTGGAAGTTTACTGCGGCTGAAATGGCAATCTTTCGCGCTTTCTGGCAGGACACGATCCACCGGGGCACGGACTGGTTCGTCATGACGCTCGATACCGGAGACGGCATGATCGCTTATGACACGCGCTTCACCAAACCCTATAAATACGAAGCGCGTCCGGGGATGAATTGGATTGTTTCCGGCGAGATCGAGGTGCGCGGTGCCTGATCCCACTCTATCGGACGCATGGAAGGAAGCTGCCGCCAGCGCGCCTGCTGGCGAAGTAATGCTGCACACGCTGGAGTTTCGGCATCCCAATTTCATCGATGAGGTTGGTCAGCCCTCTTCCATCCGTGTTGTGCTCGGGCATGTGGATCTGGAAGCAAAACTGGAATCAACTGCGCCTATTAACCCGGGCGAGTTTGTTACCTTCATTGCGTTCGGTTTCGAAATGACGCTGCCGGAAACGCGCATCGCCAGTTCGCCCGAGCTGATCATTGCGATCGACAACGTCAGCGTCGAGATCGAGGAGAATCTGGCGCTGGCCACGGCTTCGCCATACAAGGTAGAGGTGACGTATCGCGCCTATCTCTCTACCGATCTGACAGGACCGCAGAATATTCCGCCGCTGACGATGACGCTGGCCGGCGCATCGGCTACCGATCAACGGGTTGAAGCGCGCGCGACCTTCGGCGACCCATCAAATCTCAAGTTTCCGGATAAAACGTATAACACCACGGATTACGCAGGATTAGGGCGATGATCTGGCAGGAATACATCGGCATTCCCTGGGAACGCGGCGCCACGGGCCCGCATGCCTACAACTGCTGGAATTTTGTGCGGCATATTCAGCAAGTGCACTTTGGGCGGGATCTGCCGCAGGTGACAGTGGATGAAGACAAGCCCATTGGATTCGTGCGGCAATTGCGGCGCCACCCGGCACGGCGTAACTGGCTGGCAATGGAAACCCCCACTGAAGGGGATTGCGTGGAAATGGGGAGCGGTAAATCCATCACGCACATTGGCGTATGGGTGGAGGTGGACGGCGGCGGGGTTTTGCACTGTGTGCAAGGAATGGGAGTCGTGTTTTCAAAGCGGTTCGTGATGCGTGCCGACTGGCCATTGCTGAGGTTCTGGCGCTGGCATGGAGGGCAGCATGCGCGCTAACGTGGTGATCCTCAAGAGCGAGCTTTCCGGCGATCGGGACGTGTTTCAGATTACGCGCCGGCGGCGGATTTGCACGCTGGCCCCCAAAACAAATCTGCCGGTGATTTGCCTGGTGAACGGCGTACCCGTGCTGCGCAAGAAAGGCGGTTGGAAGCGCTGCATAGAAGACGGCGATACCGTTGCTTTTGTGATACGCCCTCTCGGGAAAGGCGGCGGATCGATCATACTGAAAGTTGTGCTTATGCTCGCCCTCGCAGCTGCGGCGATAGCCAGCGCCGGCACGTTGTCGCCGTTGCTATTTGGAGCAGGCGCTACGCTATTCGGGGTGAGCGCGGTAACGATGACTGCCGGGGTTATTTTTGCCGCCGGTTCGATGGCGATAAACGCATTAATTGGGTCTCCCAAGCCGCCGAGCCCGCTACGCATGCAAGCGCAGACCGCGCCCTCCCCTACCTATAATCTCGGCGCGCAGGGCAACCGGGCCCGGCTCGGCGAAGCCATCCCGGAGATTTTCGGAAGACATCTCATCTTTCCCGATCTCGCTGCCGAGCCCTACACAGAATTTGCCGGAAACGAGCAGTATCTGTATCAACTATTCGCAATTGGGCGTGGCGAATATGATTTCGAAGACCTGCGCATCGAAGATACAGCTATTACTAGCTTTCCCGAAGTGACATATGAGCTGCTCGCCCCCGGCGAGCCGGTGACCCTTTTCCCCGTTAATGTAGTCAATGCCGGCGAAGTGGCGGGGCAGGAACTGCTGACCAACGAGACCATTGGACCATTCATTGTCAATCCCGCGGGATCGCAGATCAATGTGATCTCGGTGGATATCGTTTGCCCCAAAGGGCTGTTCTACGGAAATAACGACGGGAGCCTCTCATCCAGGAGCATTTCATGCTCAGTCGAAATCCGCTCAATCGATAACGATGGTGTTGCCACGGGCAACTGGCAGGCCGTGACAGAAAGCAATACTCATTATTATTCGAACTACTGGTCGAGAGGGTACACCCCGTTTCTTCCCCCTGGCTCACCCTGGATTCAGACCGGCTATGGGAGTGCCAACCCCAACGATCATTACTCCGGCCAGCACACCGGCAGCATTATCTGGGTGGGGAGTTTTCCCTATCAGGAGAAATGGCGCTGGATGCCCTTTGGTGCTGACCCCCATCCTACGCGGGAATACGTGGTGACCGTGCCGCCAATCCAGATAACGGACGCAACCGCCACACCTATACGCCGGACCTACAAGTTTGCCGTTACGCCCGGTCGCTACGAGGTCCGTATGACGCGCACGGATACCAAAGACACCTCGACACGGGTTGCGCACGACATCATGTGGACTGGCCTTAAAGGTTTCATTCCCTCATCCCAGTCATACCCCGATGTCACCATGCTGGCGATGCGGCTGCGGGCCACGAACAGCCTGTCATCGCAATCGGCACGCAAAGTCAATCTGATTGCCAAGCGCAAACTGCCGATCTGGGGCGGCACGAGCTGGGGCCCGCCCACGCACACCCGTTCGATTGCCTGGGCGCTGGCCTACATCTGCAAAACTCGCCTTGCGGATTCCCACTATGACCTTGACTGGCTGCTGGCCAAGGATGCGACCTGGACTGCCCGCGGGGATAATTTCGACGCAATTTTCGATGCGGAAATGACGTTTGGCGAGGCGCTGAGCGCCACTGCTCGCGCAGGGCGGGCGAAATGGTTTCAGCATGGGATGATGGTCCGGTTTTTCCGCGATGAGCCGGCTTCCATGCCGGTAGCGCTATTCAACATGCGCAACACTGTGCGCGGGAGCTTCAAGACTGATTATCTGATGAGCGGAGATGAAACCGCAGATTCGGTGATCGTCGAGTATTTCGATGAAACCACCTGGACACCAAAGGAAGTGCTGTGCCAGCTGCCAGGGCACAGTGCGGACAAGCCCGCGCGCCTGAAACTATTCGGCGTGATCAACCGCGATCATGCCTGGCGTGAAGGAATGTACGAAGCGGCCACCAACCGGTACCGGCGCATGCTGCCTTCGCTGACAACTGAGATGGAGGGATTTATTCCGCTGCCGGGGGACCTCGTGGCGTTACAGCGCGACCGGCCGGGTTGGGGGCAATCCGGCGACGTGATGGCCTACGATCCGGTGACCAAGACTTTGACGCTATCCGAACCGCTGGTATGGACTACTGGCACACACTATTTCGGGTTCAGGAAACGTGATGGCAGCTTATCCAGTCCTTGGAGCGCAACGGCGGGAGCGGATGATCACCAAGCCGTGCTGGATCTGGCGCTCGATTTCACCCCGGATACCGGCAATACCCGCGAGCGGACTTCCTATGCGTTCGGCCCGAGCAGCAGCTTTTATCAACAAGCGAGAGTCATATCGTTGCGACCGCGATCCATGGAGCGGGTCGAATTGCTGTTCGTGAATGAAGATTCCGCTGTCCATGTCGCCGATACCGGCAGTGCACCGACTCCATCGGCCGTCTGGAACCTACCCGCAAAAATCACCAGGCCCGTGGTGAACGGTCTCAATGTCACCCTGGGAGGGACGGCCGCAACCCCAATGCTGCTGGTTTCATGGATTCCCTCACCTGGCGCGGACCATTACTACGTGGAGTGGTCGTACAACAACGGCACCAGCTGGAATCGGGCGGGAACGGCATCCGCCCCGAACGCAGCCATTCCCGCGCAGCGTGGCGCTGTGCGCATTCGCGTGGCAGGTGTAGGTATTGCGGTGGGTAACTGGTCGGAGTGGTCCGGGGATCCATTCGCGGCTCCGCCTCCGGATGTGTCTCTGTTCCTGATATCGATCCAGGCGGACGGTACCCGGCAGTTCGACATGGCAATGCCAGGTACGCCACCGCCTGATTTTGCCGGGTATGCCATCCGCTACCGTCTCGGTACCGGATGGACGGATTACTGGGGCGAGCTGGACCCGCTGCATACGGGGTTGTTGACAGCATCTCCCTACGAAACCAACCAGCTGGCGGCGGGCGCGTATACCTTTGCAGTGAAAGGCTTTGACGATTCGGGCAACGAATCCGAGAACGCGGTCTTTATTACGTCCGAACTCCCAGATCCGCGCATGGCTGGAATCATTACGATGGTGGAACCGCATCTGTTGGGCTGGCCAGGAACAAAAACCAATTGCGCAGTGGAGCCTGAAACCAATGTGCTGGCTGCGACCGACACCGAGGCATGGGCCGATCTGACCACATGGGATGCCTATACCCGCTGGGTGCTGACACCCAATGGCAGCACGACCTATGAGCATGTCGCAATCGATGTGGGCATATCGCTGCCATTTACGCCCCTTGTGTCCGCGATGGGAGACGGCGCGCAAACCATCGAGGAGCAGCACTCTGATGACAACGTGAGCTACAGCGCATGGGCAGCCGTGGGGCCAGTGATCACCGCCCGCTACGTGAAGATTCGGATCACCCTTGCAGGCACCTTCCCGCGCCTTTCGCAGCTGACGATCAAGCTTTCCGGGGAACCGATCACCGAGATAATCAACGATCTGGATACCTCTACTCTGACTGGGGCATACCGGATTGGGGTGGGTGATATCCGCCTGCCGATGGTCAAGGCCTACAGCGTGATACGCCAGGCATCCGTTATGGCATTACAGAACGTCGGGCCGGGCTGGAGCTGGGTGTTGATCGACAAGGACACCGCTGTCGGCCCCCGCATCAAGATTTATAACGCAAGCAACGCACTTGCGGACGCCATCATAGACGCGAACATCCAAGGATCGTAATAGGAGAGATACATGGCCTGGCCAACAGTCGCAATCGATACCACCAGCATGGATGCGGGGACAGACTCCCCTGCCACCGCTCGCGTCCAAATCAAGCAGATGGCGGACAACGTCAACAGCATCAAGGACGCGAAGGGCGTGGCATCGGGTATTGCAGAGCTCGATGCTGAGAACAAGGTGCCGACCGGGCAGCTGCCCACCATCCCGGCAAGCCAGGGCGGCACCGGTCAAACCGGTTATGCCATCGGCGATCTTCTGTATGCCAGTGCAAGCAGCATATTAAGCAAACTGCCCTCCGGAACATCCGGTTATGTGCTCAAGTCAGGCGGGCCAGGCGCCGCGCCGTCCTGGGCAGATCCGGGCGCTTTCCCAACCGGCACTCGGATGTTATTTCAACAGACCTCGGCACCGACGGGGTGGACCAAAGAAACCAATGCGGCATACAACGATATCGCGTTGCGAGTGGTTACTGGCACGGTTGGAGCCGGTGGCGCCACCCTGTTTAGCAACACATTCTCGGGAAGCAAGAGTACCGATGCGCTTACGCTTACAACTGGACAGATGCCGTCACATGGACACACTTACAACGTTTTAGCCACTAGTGGCGCGGGGCCTAATGATAGCGGCGGCGGCGGCGGATCAGTTACCGGAACCCCACCAACAAACTCAACAGGCGGCGGCGGTTCGCACTCCCATACCATCAGTAATTTCAATCTCAAATATAGCGATGTAATTATCGCGTCCAAGAATTAAGGCCCGCCCATGTTCGGATCCAAGAAGCCGGAAACCATCTGCCCCTTGCTCAAGGGCGCATGTATCGAAAGCCGCTGCGTATGGTGGACGCAGATCCGCGGCAAGCACCCGCAAACCGGCGCCGATATCGACATGCCAGATTGCGCTATCAAGTGGCTGCCGGTGCTGCTGATCGAAACCAGCAAGGAAACGCGGCAAGCTGCCGCAGCAGTGGAGAGCCTGCGCAATGAGTCGGTAACCGCCTCGCAACAGGTTGCCGGCGCAATCGTGCACCTGGCAGAGAGCAATCACGTGAACAAACTGGAGAACAAGTCATGAAAATAACCATCATCCAGGACGATGGCCTGGTGGGCGTGGATAGCGTCTTCCGTACCGTAGACTTGGCAGACCTCGACCCTGACATACACGCTATCCAGTTTGATACCGGCACCGGTACCGGGCATATCGAGTACGACCCGGAAGCGCAGGTACGCAAGCCAAACCGGCCTGTTGGGGTCACAGCCTTCCGTCCTTACCAGAAATACGTTACCCGCTGGAAGGCGGCGGGCGCGCCACCTAAACGGACACTGGCTGAGGTGAAGGCAGACGCGCGCAGGCAGATCAACTCACGCCGGGACACGCTGGAGGCGGCAGGCTTCGCTTATCTGGGAAAGACGTTCGATTCGGATAACCGCAGCGTGCAGCGTATCAGCGTTGCCGCCCTGGCCGCGAGCACAGCCCTTGCGGCAGGGCAGCCGTGGTCCATGGACTGGACAGCCCAGGATAACAGTGCGATCACGCTCGATGCCGAAGCAATGGGCGCCATGCCCGATGCGCTGGCCAGTTATGCGCTGGACCTGCACAACCACGCAAAGGCAAAGAAGGCGGAGATCGACGCCTGCACCACTATCGCGCAGGTGGAAGCAATCCAGTGGTAGAGGTGGCGAAACCAAAAAAACCCGTTTGGGCCGAGATCCGGGACCAGGTAGCGCACGTCATTGCCGCCATCTTGCTGATGTATTTGTTCGTGCGGTTCCCGCTACTGGCGCTGGCAGCGGTAGTGATGATTATTGCGCTGATCAGGGAGCTGCGCCAGCATGAATGGAGGGACTTCGGGAAGCTGGATATGACCTTCTGGGGAGTGGGCTGTCTGCTGTTTCTGGTGGCCTACTACACGCCGATATCAATCATCTTCCGGTACTAATTAACCTTACTTTTAACCACAGACGAAGGAGATGCACATGAACATAGACGAAATCAGAGGACAGATAAAGGCGCTTCAGGACACTCTGACGAACGCCCTGGCCGAGGCAAAAAACCTCAATGCCAGAGCTGACACGGTAGTGGACAAGGGGCTGGATGCCATCGAGCAATCGCGGTACTCCGCACCGATCGTGATCGGGATTTCGGTGGCGATGCTGACGGCGGGCGGGCTGCTCGGCTACGCGGTGAAGGTGGTGGTGGGATAAATCCGTGTCTGGTTGGGTTGTACGATAAAACCGGACAACTCAACTGCAGCCTGTCTTGCCTTCATTTACCCAACCCTTGAAAATACCAGTATATCTTCGCATCAATGGGAATGCGGAATAGAAATCAGCAATTGAAGAATCACTTCCATTTTCTTTAATATCCATCGAGATCGCTATCACGCCGTCGCCAATATTGATGTTGGCACGCTTCTGGTCGGGATAAATCACGCTGCTTACCCCATCAAGCGCCATACATTTCTTCAGATTCTCGTCAACTATGCGAAACGCGGTCTCGTAACCCGCATTTAACGTAAAGGTTGTCAGGTTTTCCGGTTGCCTAGTTGATGACATGGAAGCGCAACCGGAAAGTATCACTGCAAGAAAAAGCATATATCTTGTCACCGATGTGCTCCAGACCCGGAATTAGATATTAGCCCAATGGAAAAAATGGCGCGTGAGACGCTGAATGGCTGGTGGTCATTGGTGAGAATAGCACGTCCTCTATCTGATTTAACAACGCCAACGCTTTTATTACCTTGGTTTGATTTGTTTTTATCGTCGCTCATATTTCCCTCTCGTTAGTTATTCTTTGCGATGGCGGTCACTGAATCAGCTTGCCATCTCATCGTTTTTTGGTTGAGCCAGCGCATCGCCAATCGATTTATATGCTGCCTTTTGTTCCGCCGCCATATGGCGAAAATTATCCACAAGGATTTGTTCCTCTGGAGTGAGTGGTATGTTTTCTTCTGGCCACTCGAAAATCTTGTGTTCCTTTAATACTGAAACATCCTGATGCAATAGGGGTGAACTGGAATACAGCAGTCTGTAGGTCCCTATTTGCCCGCGAGACAGATCGTGCATCGTGTGCGGATAGGTATTGATCAAAAACACACTGCACACTGGAATTTCCGCCCTCACCCGGTTCAATGTTTTTCTGCCGCATCTACCAGCCAATACTTCTACAACCATGTAGCTGACCCATTCCTCCTTGACCTTGTATCGCGCTGGCATAGTCAGCACCAAGGCCAGTCGTTTCTGGTCTGTGACGAGATATACCGTCCAGCTTTTCTCATCGAATAGCGCGTCGAGGTAATCAGCGCACTCTTCGTCATCCGCAAATTTGTGAACGATGTATGGCTCCCCTCTCCCATCCAGCAACCAAGTTGTGTTGATATTTTCGTGACGGCTGATGGCGTTAAGAGTTTCGGACGTCGGAATGGTGCCGGTAAACATATTGCCGATTGTTCCCCGGCCTATCCCCAGCATCGCGCCCCAGGGATGTTTTTCCCTTTCCCCAAGTACCGTCGTAAGCCTATTCAGAAATGTATTCAACTTTTCTTGCATAAATCTATTGACCATTCCATAAAACTGGAATAGCATCGGCTTTCATTCAAATAAACAGGGATTCTAAACATGAGCCAAGTCAATAGCAAACGACGCGATCCCCCGCTACTCGTCCATTTTCTGGGCAATGACAAAGCGCGCCTGAAAAAGCTGGCTGAGCGAGAGCACCGCAGCCTCAGCAACATGGCGGCCAAGCTTCTGCGTGACGGCATGGACGAGCTGGAGCGGCAACCAGCCCAAGCTGAGCAAACCGTTTAATCGACAGGCAGACCGTCGTGTGCAGCCGCCCCATCCCCAAATCCCTTTCCAAGAAAGGCATAACGATGATCGAGGACAACTTACTGCCGGGGCAGGAGGTGAGCTTCGGCAGAATGTTCTGTCTGATCTACCGCTCCGAACTCGAGGCGATCATTTTTCTACCAAAACAAAAGCTGTTGGCGGACCAGCAAGCTAACCAGATTACTGATGGTCCGGATGAAATGTCCGAACCATCCGATCAAAACAATAGGGAGACAACGTGAAATCAATACTCGAATTGCAGATAGCGGTGATGAACGGTGACAAATCCGGAGTACACACCGTGCTGGATGAAATGGACCGACGCACCGAAAACGAAATGCTTCTGAGAGCGGCGGAGCATTTTAAGTTTGAAACCATCGAATGGAACGGACGGCGCATAGCCTATCGGCCTGACTTATCCCGCGTTTTCGGTTACTCGGACGAATCCGGACTACGTAAGTTGGGTGAAAGATACGATCTGGAGGCCATCCAACTGGGGTGGTTCGGACAAAATGTCCGTACCATCGCCCTTGAAACCTTCAAAATTGAAGGTAAAACTACTCGGGCCTGTTTCGTTACGTGGCCCACCTTCCTCGTCGCCGGTATGGTCTCCACGACTGCTGCCGCCGACTCCATCAAGCTGTATCTCCTGCAAGCAGAAAAAGCCGCTCGCATCGCTGCCGGAACTCTCGAAATCAAGCGCGACCAATCGCGCTTCGACTCGGCCGCCAAGGTGGTGAACCTAATTTCCAAGGCCGAGCGCATCAAGGATCAAAAGCTCCGTGAATTTGCCCTTCGTCACATCGACGATCTGCTGGATGGCGCCCTGGAATTAGGACAGCAGGGAGATTTATTCAGCTAAAAAATTGACCTATCACACGTTGACGCGCGTGATAGGCCGGTGCGGGGTACTGCTATCGCAAGCCTAGTGTCCCCGCAAAAAACAATAAGCAATAGGTTAATTGTTCAAGAGGGGTAACACATGGGACGTTCTATTCCCAAGAACGTGCAGGACGCGTTCTATCGGGTGGTTCACGACTATCCGGAAGGGGTCGAGGCGCTGGCGAATCTGATGGGCATCCCGCCCGGGACGCTTTACAACAAAGCCAACGCCAACGAAACCAGTCATCACAAGCCTACCTTGGCAGATGCGGTGTTGGTCACAGCCATCAGCAACGATAAACGCATTCTGCATGCCTTCGCGGCCACCGTCGGCGAGGTCTGTTATTCGCTGCCGGACCTCTCCAACCTCTCCACTACCGCACTTATTTCCCACATTACCCGCACCGAGGCGGAAGGCGGCGATTGCTATCGCGCCATTCACCAAGCGCTGGAAAAAGACGGCCTGATCAACGGGGCCGATTACAAGGTAATCGAGCGTGAGACCTATGAGTGGGTATCAGCAATCCTTGAAGGACTGGCCCGGATGAAGGAGATGGCGCAGTGAGCGCCAATCCGGTACCCGCATCGCTGGCAAAGCACGGCCTGATGACCATTGAAGACAACCTGCTGCCAGGCCAGCAGGTGAGCTTTGCCAGGATGTTCTGCCTGATTTTTCGTAGCGAGCTGGAAGCGCGAATTTTCCAGAAGAAAAAAACATGCGCCGCGAACCACGGCAACAGCTTGCCCTCCCCCTCGGAATAAACGAGGTGCCGGAGCAGCTGCTCCGCGCAGCCTATGCGCGCTGCGGGCTGGCTATGAGTTTTGACGAGGCAATGCAAAAAGAGGTGCTGCGCATTTGTTTCCGTGCCATGGCGCGGCGGGCACCAAAACTTAAACGGAGCAAGCAATGAAAACAGTGGATGAATTCATGATTGAGGCGTTCGGCCAGCCTCGCGACCCGCGCAGCCCGGAATACAAGATTGGCGTGTGGGCAGCACTCGAATACCGCGTCAATGGGAAAAAAACCGCTTTCCCATATGTGTTGGGAACCGCCGCTGCCGACGCTTATTTTTCAGGCATGGATGAGGGGCACAGGATCTGGCGCCAAGCCTCCTATACGGGTACGCAAGATTAAAAAACGAATCCCCGCGCTAGCTGCCGGCAAGGGGAATCGGATCCACAAAGGCAGCATGACTGATCACCTGGAGGAGCGAGCGATGAAACGTAACAGATGTTTGACCAATGATGAGGAAGTGACCCTGCGCCGGATGATGAAGCGCAGGGGCGATGCGCAGGGGCGGCGCGACTATGCGTGGGTGCGGCTGCTGCTGACCACGGGCATGCGGCTGAATGAATTCAGTCTGCTGACGATAGGCGATGCGCGGGCGTCCTTTGTAAGCGGGCGGTTGTTCATCCCGAAGGAGCAGCGCAAGCGGGAGGCCTGCGACCTCGCGGTGTACGCCAAGGGCGAAGCGCTGGATGCATTGCGGGACCTTGTTGGGGTGTGCGCCGAGATGGCGGATATGTCCGCCGCACGGTTGCCGGATAGCCACCCGCTGGTGCTTTCGCGTAACGGTAAGGCGATGTCTCCCCGCGCATACCAGCAGCGCATGAAGGAGTTGGCGCGAGAGGCCGGGATAGACCCGGCAATCTCTCCCCACTGGTTGCGGCATACGTTTGCCGTGACCTTCCTCGAGGCGAGCGAGGGCAGTCCCCAGGCCGCGCTGCTGCGGTTGAAAAACCTGCTCGGCCATACGAGCATTGCCTCGTGCATGGAGTACCTGACCATGAGCCGCGGCGATGTCGGCACTGAGATCGAGCGCATTTTTCCTTCCCGCCGGCGCTTGCGTGCACCGGCCCTGCGGAAGGCCTACGAAGCGAGGACAGGGGCATGAGCACGACACCAACAATGACGCTGGACGAATACCACTCCGCCCTCAAGGCCCAGGGTGTTCCCCGTGATCATCTGGCGATGAAATGCCCGATCTGCAAAACCATCCAGTCAGCCTCGGATCTGATCGCAGCCGGTGCCGGAAAGAACTTTGATGAGGTTGAGAAATATCTCGGTTTTTACTGCATTGGCCGATTCACCAGAGCCGGCGGGCATAAGAAAGGAGTTCCTCCGGGTCGCGGATGTGATTGGACCCTTGGTGGATTCCTGCAGGCCCATGAGTTGGAGGTTGTTACTCCCGATGGTGTCCACAACCCGAGATTTGCGCTGGCCACACCAGAAGAAGCGCAGGCACATATGAATGCAAAAAAGGGAGTGACAGCATGACAACCGATGCACCTGACATCCTGATTGCTGCCGCAGATGCCATCACTAACCGCGCCGATGGGCGGGATGGCGAAAACGGCGAACGCAGTATGGCCCGGACAGTGGCCACCTTCAACGCGCTCACGGGCTATGCACTCAGCGAGCGCGACGGATGGGTATTCATGGCTATGGTCAAGTTGGCCCGCTCCCAGGTAGGCCGTCACGTCCTGGACGATTACATGGATGGCGCCGCTTTTATGGCGTTGGCCGGCGAGAGCATGGAAAGAAAGCCTGAAAACAAAGGTGGCGAAGTCGTGATGTCACAGCAGGAACCTCATCGCCACCCCGAGCCCCGTTTCCCTACGCGTGGGGCTGGCCTTGTCGGGCTTGTGATGGTGCTTTCATTTGCATCCATAGCCGCAGTGCTGAATTAACGGAGACATAACATGGAGACTAATCATGAACAGATTGTTACTGGCGTATCGATTATGGCGGGATCACGGCCTTTCTTACACGTGGTGGCGGGCATGGCAGAGCGCGAAGAGATTCCCTGTACGCTGACGGCCAAAATTCATCCAAGCATCGGTTCTGAAAACCAGGGAATGATGGACGCGCTGACCGCCTCCAAGCGCGTCGCCACGATTCTTGCACATCGCGGTTTTGTTGTTCTGGAAGCGCATATCGGCTGGCGTAATTCACGCATCGCCATCGAGGCGGCGCCGAAATGCGCGAACCTCGGCGGGGCCGAGATCATGCGCGTTGTCACGGCAGAATTCGACGAGCGAACCATGTCCGTGAGTATTCACGGCGTGCAGGTGGAATGGATAATGAGGCGGCCGCTATGACTCAGCATGCCCAACCGGAAATCGGCATTGTCGGTTTGCTCGTCGTTCTTGTGGTCGCTGGGCTTACCGGGCTCGTTTCATGGATGAGCCATCGTGACCATGACCAAAGACGAGAAATAGCGCACCTCTCCACAACTTGCGCAGATTCGCAAGCCGGGGAAAAACTGGCTTCGACAACTCTCTCTCATACGCCACACGGAACATGGGAGCTGCGCTGCACCTATTCCCCTGATTCCGGATATGGCCGCACATCGCGTGTCCGTCTGGCGCCGAGGAAGACATCATGAATGGAAGAATTGAGCTACTCAACCCCGACAGTATCGGGGGAGAACAGGCGTGTCATGAACTGAAGCGCGTAAATAAAATAGTGAGACTGCTTGAAGAGCAAAACGATGTTTATCGTCGCGTGATGACTGATGTATCAAGCGACCTCGCAAATATTATCGTGGCAAGAAGCAAGAATGATCTGGGTGCGTTGTTAGAGATTATTGACAGATATCTCGAAAACTGCTCTGGCGGCAAAGAGCATGCACCTTCCAATGAGCCAAAGGTGCACTGATGAGCGAGATCACGTCAGTGGATCAGACCTCTACGAGGTTCTGGACAACAGCGGAGGAACGCGTGCTGAGCCAGCATTACGTGGATGGGGGCATTGAAGAATGCCTGGCCAAATTGCCGAATCGTAGCGCTTCAAGCATTTATGCCCGTGCGGGAAGGCTGGGGCTTAGAACCAAAATCAAATGCTCGCCTTACAAGTCATGGGAGAAATCCGAGCATGTTGATGAGTCGATCCGGCGTGGATATCAAACCACTCCGGAACGTGGAGATGTTGAATCGCTGGCCAATCAGTTAATGCGCCCGCGCTGGTGGATTTCGAAGCGTGCGCGAGAACTCGGACTTACCTCTCCGCGATTTAAAGAGCCCCGATGGACAGATGCGGAAGTAGAGCTGCTTGCGAAGCATGCTCATAAAACTCTGGATACGATCGCAAGGATTTTTAAAAAGCAGGGCTATGTCCGTAGCCCGGTGGCAATTGGGGTAAGACGAAAACGCCTGCACCTTGGACCTCGCGAGAACCCCGATCCTGATTTTATAAGTGCGCGGCAGCTTGGCGTTCTGATGGGTGTAGACGCCAAAACCATTACACGCTGGATCCGCATGGAAGGACTCCCGGCAATCCCCGGAGGCACGAAACGCACCCCGCAACAGGGCGGCGATATGTGGCGGATAAACCTCAAGAAGCTGCACTTATGGATAGGCGAGCATGCTGTTCAGGTGGATCTGCGCAAGGTCGACAGGTTCTGGTTTATCGATTTGATGATGGATGGGAGGGCGTAATGGCGCGGATAGAAACCCAAGAGAGTATCGCTATCTGGGCTGAGCAAGCATTTGGACCAGCTGTGACCAATGCTCGCGTTGTTGGCCGGGCTAACGAGGAAATGGCTGAATTGATTCGGGCTGCGACCAGTGACAAACCGATACATGAGCTGATCGAAGAAGCAGCCGATGTTGTGATCGTGCTGTATCGACTGGCCGCGCGTAATAGCGAGAGCCTCGATGCGGCTATCGACGCAAAGATGGCGCTTAACCGAATGCGGGAATGGAAGCGCGACGGAACAGGTCACGGTTATCACGTACGCACCGATAAAACGGGGGCTCACCATGGGTGAGCGCACCAAGATCGAGTGGGCCCACCACACCTTCAATCCCTGGTACGGCTGCCAGAAGGTTGGACCGGGCTGTGATCACTGCTACGCAGAAGCATGGGCCAAGCGTTCAGGCCTGGTTAAATGGGGACCGGGCGCTGAGCGCCGCCGGAGTTCGCCGGCGAACTGGCGGAAACCGCTCCAGTGGAATCGTCGCTCTCAAATTGCTCATGACGCATGGCAACACGGCATCGAGCTTACAGGTGGCAATGAAAAAGAATTACTCGCCCGCGGTTTCGTGAAGCCGGAACGGCCGCGAGTTTTCTGCGCATCGTTGGCCGACGTGTTCGACAACGCGGTGCCGGCCGACTGGCGCATGGATCTGTTCTCTCTAATCGCGCAGACGCCTTATCTCGACTGGCTGCTGGTAACCAAGCGCGTCGGTAACGTGATGCCTATGTGTTCGAGGGATAGCCTGATGTTCGACATGCTCAGCTCGCGCGTCTGGCTTGGCATCACGGTATGCAACCAGCAAGAGGCTGACCGGGACATTCCTAAGCTGCTGCAGATCCCCGCCAAGGTGCGCTGGTTGAGCATGGAGCCGTTGCTTGGGCCGGTTGATATAAGCGAATGGATTGATCCTGATTATTTTACTGGCTGTGCAGACGATGGAATTAAAGCTCTGCATTGGGTAGTCGCCGGCGGCGAGTCTGGCTCCAATGCCCGCCCGATGCACTCCGGTTGGGCGCGCTCACTGCGCGATCAGTGCCAAGGTGCCGGCGTGCCGTTTTTCTTCAAGCAGTGGGGCGAATATTCAGAGGATCTTCAACATGGCCTTAACACGGGGGTATTTGCCCCCATTCGCTATTACCAATTCGCGGACGGCGTGATTGTAGAGCGCGTCGGTAAAAAATATTCTGGCCGAATGCTTGACGGCATTCTGCATGAGGCATATCCGGAGCGATGCCAATGACCGCTACTGCCTACCCACTCACTTGGCCCAACCGGTTCCCGCGGGCACGGACTCCCCGAGATCCCGGTCGCTTCAAAACAACTTTGTCGTCAGCTCTCAAAAATGTACAGGACAGCCTGCGGTTGTTTGCCGTGGACTCCGGCAAAAAGCTGGAGGAACTGGTGATCAGCAGCAACGTTACTTTAGGTGTGAATCGCCCGAAGGATCCGGGCGTGGCTGTCTGGTTTACCTGGGATGGTATGCAGGTATGCATCGCTGTCGATCGCTACAGTTCGGTGGAGAGCAATCTGCAGGCCATTCACCACATCATTGAAGCGCGACGCGTTGAGCTTCGGCATGGCACTTTGGCGCTGGTGCGCGCCACCTTCCAGGGATTCCTGGCGCTGCCGGCACCGACAAAGCGGACCTGGTGGGAAGTGCTTGGCATCGGTGAAACGGCCACGCCAGAACAGATCAGGAGCGCCTATCGTTCGCTGGCCAGCCAACATCATCCGGATAAAGGCGGCGATCACGCAAGGATGGCGGAAATCAACCTGGCGTATGTGGAAGCGGGGCAATCCCTATATGACTGAGCTCGCTCCGTTTGCCAGGACCTTCGCGCTGGTGTTCTTTCTTGGCGCCGGATGCCAGTGGTAGGGAGATGGACTATGAATAGCATCATCAAGCCAAAGCGTCCAACCATATCGGGGTGGGTGCAGTGCGCAACGCCGCCCGCATGGGTATCACTCGGGTATGACGCTGAATCATGGTTTCACCCCGAAACCAAACTTTGCGTAATCAGCGCCGTCGAGGTTGCCAAAGATGGCGATGGCATCGACCGCGGCCCTGAGTACCACATCAGCATCAGCAAGGACGGCCGCAAGCGATGCGGTAGCTATGAGGCTCAGAAAGTCCTGAAACAGTTCGGCCTGGATGGGGCGGAGGAAGATAACCATGTGCCGTATGGCATCGTCCGAAACTTCTGGCGGCCGGTAGCGGAAAACCTCGTCGGGCTGGAATGCGCTTGCAAAGAAACCGAATCAGCGATTGTTGAGGACAAGGGCGATTATGTGTGGCGGACAATCGGAAGGAGTAAATAGCAATGGATGAACAGATTTTAGTAAACAAGGAAGCCTTGCGCCAAGTGCTTGATGCATTGATGGGCCCGCCACACCTGATCCTGGAATTGCACGCGCTGAATAAGCCTTACTTCCCGGGCAACCCGGTCGGGATTCTGATTGAGGAGTACAACAAGGCAGTCAGCTCACCACCAGCACCAAAGGTTGAGCCGGCTTATGCCGCAAAGGATTATCGCACAGGCAAATTTGGCTATATCTGGCATGAGAAAGATGACGTGGTCGGCTGGATAAATTTGCAGCATCAATCACGCGACGATGTTACCTATGTTCTTGTTGAACTCCACACGGGCCACGCCCTGAGCGACGAACTGAGGAAGGATGCGGAGGAGTTGTGCGATTACATGGATGGCTACGACTTCGGCGAAGGTAGTCCCCAAAAACACATCTGGGATGCTGTCCGTAAACTCCTCGCCACTCTGACCAAGCTCAAATGAAAGCCCTATCCATCCGCCAGCCCTGGGCCTGGCTAATCCTGCATGCGGGCAAAGACATTGAAAACCGCAACTGGTCCACTCAGCTTCGTGGCCGCGTGCTGATACATGCCGCCAAGGGCATGACAAGGGACGAATATAGCGACGGTATTGATTTTATCGTTGATCAAGGCTTGCCGCCGCTTCCGTTCGACCTTCCTTCTTTCGAACAGATTGAACGCGGGGGAATCATCGGCTCAGCAGAGATCGTGGATTGCGTAGCGGACTCAGAGTCGCCTTGGTTCATCGGAAAATTCGGTTTCGTACTCCGTGACCCAAAACCTCTCCCATTTATTCCATGGCGCGGGCAGCTGGGGTTTTTCGACATTCCAGATACTGTAATGGTGCCCCATGGCAACGATTGAGGAGCTCAAGCAGCGCATAGATCTGCATGAGCTGGCCGACTGGCTTGGGCTTGAGCGACCCCGCGGCCAGGGCAATTACAAAAGTCCTTTTCATGAGGATAAAGGCCCATCCCTATCGATCTACGCTGATGGCCGTAAGTGGAAGGATCACTCCAAAGATGTGGGCGGGAGCTGCATCGACCTTGTTTGCCAAGTTCGCGGGATAGAGGTAAATGAAGCGATCGTGCTACTGCATGAATATCTCGGCATTCCGCTGGACAAGCCCGAGCGCAGCGGAGAGCAGCGTGAGAAGTCCCGTGCCGAGTACATCGCTGACCGCTGCCTGGGCCAATCGGAGCGTGCGATCGAGTATCTGGCCAGCCGCGGCATTAGTGAAGAGGTCATTCAGCGCGCAATAAAGAAAGGCACTGTAGGTTTCAACGATTGGCGATCCGACAAGGTTGCTGAGGGTGAGCCTGGCCACGGCGGCCCAGCTGCTGCGTTCATTGTACGCAGCCTCAACCCTGGCCGCGTGATGGCTGTGGATCTGCGCTATCTGGATCCCGTAATCAACGGCAACGTCAAAACGCAATGCCAGGGTGAAAAATCCGGCTATGGCTGGACCAGCGATATTCGGCGATTGATGAATGCACAAACCGTGTATCTCGTGGAGTCGCCGATCAATGCGTTATCGATCGAGAGTGCCGGCATCCCCCACAGCGCCGCTTTCGCCACACGCGGTACCGGCAATGCCCAAAATATCGATCTGAATTGGATTAAGGGCAAGCGCGTTGTAATAGCGATGGACAACGACGTCCCCGATAAGGATGGGCATCGCCCCGGTCGCGCTGCCGCCTGGACCCTGCATGAGCGTCTGACGGCGCTCGATGTGGCGGCAATGATGGTTGATCAGTCTGAGTGGATGGGTGATGACGATGAGCCCATCAACGATGTGAATGACTATCTTAACTCGCAGGGCGTCGACGCCCTCAAGCGCGCGTTATGGAAGCTGGAGCCCTGGCTGATCCAAGGTCAACCGGGGAAAGTGGAAGAGGATTTCGGCAAGCGCCGGGTTTATCTTCCATACCACGACGATACCAAATACTGGCGCTACCGCGTCCGGGAAGACTTTACCAGCTACATTTCCGAAGTTAAAAAGGATGAGGATGGGAATGAGAAGCTGGAGTTTACGGATCTGGCCGGTTTCCGGATAGCGGCGCTATCGCGGGTCACCATCGCCGGCGCCACGGCGACTATGAGCGGGGAAACGGACACGCAGCCGCGGACGTTGTTCGCTATCAGCGTGCAAACCCCGCGGCACGGCGCCAACCTGGTGCGACGCGTGGTGGAAGATGAGCGTCTCCATAACGTTGATACCTGGAAGAAGATCGGCCCCGTATGGAATCAGTCCGCTTTCCTGCGGATGATCAATATTCTGGAGCGTGGCGCGCATATCGGCGCGCGCAATGCCGCGAACTTTGTCGGTTTGTGCTACCGCGAAGGCAAACTGATCCTTAATGAAGGTCCTGACTGCTATTTCACCAATCCCGAGCAGCAGTGCCCCTACCATAATTTGACCTTCCCCTCCGGAACGCGCCAGGACGCACGAAAAGTCATCGAGCAATACCAGATGACCTTCAAGCGCAACGCCGCAACCCTGCCCCTTATATGGGGCCTGGGAGGCCATCTCAAGGTTTTGCTGGGTTTCTGGCCACATTTGATGATGCAAGCGGACAAGGGGCACGGTAAATCCACCTTGATCAAGCGCCTGGAGCGCACCATCGGCTTCACGATGTTTTCTGGCCAGTCCCTGCAGACCGAGTTCCGGCTGCTCACCTCGATTTCGCACACGTCGCATCCAGTCGGTTGGGAGGAGCTGTCCGCCCGCAAGCAGGAGATCATCGACAAGGCCGTGGGCCTGTTGCAGGAGAACTATCAATACACCCTGAACCGGCGCGGTACCGAGATGACGGAATTCCTGAGCTCGGCGCCAGTGATGCTCGCCGGCGAGGATGTGCCTGTACGCAGCCTGATCGGCAAGATCGTGCGTACCGAGCTGACCGGCAAGAAAGGGCCGCTGATGCCCGAGGATATGCCCCGCTTCCCTGTCCGGCAATGGATTGAGTTCCTCACAGGGCTCACCCGTGGCCAGGTGCTGGGCGTCTACGACAGGCTGAAGGAACATTGCCTCCGCAACAGTCGCGCCAGCGGCGCCGACGACGGCGCAGTGCGCATGGCGGGTAACTATGCCGCGCTGCTCACCGCCTGGCGTTTCCTGTGCGAGTTTGCCGAGATAGATGTGAAACAGGGCGACTTTATCGAGGATGTGGTTGCTGAGATGAATGCCCACATAACGGAGACCAGCTCCGACCGCGAACCGTGGGTGTGGATCCTTGAAACCGTGCTGTCGGAGATGGCGCGCCAGGAGTTCAAGTATCCCTATCAATGGGACAAGGTAGATGGCGAACAGTGCCTGCTGGTGCGTACCAGCCACATTATGGAGCATCTGGCGCATACGCCGGCGCTGCGCGAGAAATGGAACGGTCTGCCGGTCAAGTCTGATCGTGTATTCAAGAAGCAGCTCCAGAAAGCCGGCGTGATCCTCTCAGATACTGTTGAACGCACTATCGGCCAGCGACGGATATCACACCTATCAGCATTGAGCCTGTCACGGCTCGATCAATACGGCCTGCACGCCACGCCACACATCGACTCCGGTTTTTAATGTCCCCCCGCACCCCCCAAATAGGAACGCAGCCGCTTTTTTTTGCGCTTTGCGCAATTTCTCAAAAGGATGGGGGGCGTGTGTGCGCTAACCCGTGGATTTATGCCTTTAAGTTATATAAGTCTTTGATCGTGGAGAGGAACCTCCCCACGGGTTCAAGCCGTTTTTCCACGGATTGCGCTTCCGTTTCCACGGATTCAACCGTTTTTTCCACGGGTTCACTTTTCCAGTCCACGGCTTATATCTATATCTATCTCTCTCTTTTAAAAGAAGAAAGAAGAAGAAAAAGAGCCTGGAAAAGAAAGGCGCCAATCCACGGGTTAGCAGAGCTGCTTAAAAATGCATCCACGGGTTATGACCCACATCCACGGGTTATCCGTGGATTTACGCGGGATAAATATCGTGAATAATCATGCTGTTATGGTTAATATTAGGGTGATCCACGCATCCACGGAAAGATTTGCGTGTGGGTATTTTTGGTTTTGTTTCGGGAGGAGATGAAATGGGCAAGAGTTATCACATGTGCCTCGATGTCAGAGGCGCTTTAACGAACTGGTCGGATAGAAATTTCAGGGGAGTATTCACGCATGACGATGGTCGTAAGATGACGCCGGCTGAGGCTAAATCCAATTTACTGGACGAGTTATCCAAGGGGCATGAGGTTATTCCTTGTGGGAAGTGTGACAACTTTGATTTCTCGGGAGAGGGATGCCTTGGGCATGATGCTTAACAAGAAAATCCGCCATGTCGTCAGCATTTCAGGTGGGAAGGACAGTACGGCAACATTAGAGCTGGCGCTTTCCAATTGTCCGCGGGAAAGCATCATCCCTATTTTTTGCGATACCGGAAACGAGCACGAAGCCGTAGATGAGTATTTGGGCTACTTGGAGAAAATGTGCGCCATTCGTGTCATGCGATTAAAAGCGGATTTTTCCGAGCAGATCGCCGCAAAGCGTATGTTTATTGCGCGTGACCAGCGTACACGACGTGACAACAACGGCCGCAGAGTTAGATGGAGCAACAAGGCCAAGCGTCGGGCTCTAAGCGTGCTACACCCAACCGGAAACCCGTTTCTAGATCTCTGCTTATGGAAAGGCCGTTTCCCTAGCCGCAAAGCCCAATTTTGCACTAAAGAGCTTAAGCGAAACATGGCAGTCGAGTTTCAGCTGAACCTGATTGACAAAGGTTTTAGCGTGCTGAGTTGGCAAGGTGTGAGACGAGATGAATCCCTGAACCGCCGCGATGCAAAGAAGATAGAGCGGGTGGGCCCAAGGCTTTGGGTTTTTAGGCCAATAATTGATTGGACGGCCCTGGATGTTTTTGAGTACTGCGCCAAGCGAGGATTGGACCACAATCCGCTCTATAAGCAGGGGATGAAACGCGTCGGGTGTATGCCGTGCATCAATGTGAATAAGGGCGAACTCAGGCAAATAGCGGTCAGATTTCCTGAGCACATCAGCCGTATAGCTGGGTGGGAAAAACTTGTATCGGCTGCGAGCAAACGACAGGTTTCCACGTTTTTTGCTGCGTACAAAGACCCAACTGTGGAAATAGGCGACGTGCATAAGATCGTCGAATGGGCGCAAACCTCAAGAGGTGGACGCCAATATGATCTTCTTGGCGGTCTATCGGATACGTCAGCTTGTGCATCGGCTTATGGATTGTGCGAATGACTAATCTGATCGAAAACTTCCTCGAGTTCAAGCAGCGCAACGCCGGCAGGTCCGATCGCACTATTCACGCTTATCGCCTGGCGCTTAGGCGGATGGTTGAATACTTTGGCGATCAGGATCTTCGCCAGATCACGCAGGATGAATTGCTCGCGTTCACTGGGCCATATCTCCACAAAATGGGGTTGCGTGACCCGGTAAGCCGTCGCCCGCACGTTGCCGCAGTTCGTGGTTTCTACAGCTGGCTGGCTTCGACAAAGCGGATCCGTAGCAACCCAGCCGAGAATTTGCCTTATCCGGATAGAGGTCGCCGGATCCCGCGCGTGATGACGCTGGCCAGCGCCACCAAGCTTATGTGGGAGCCGGACTTTAATACCTTTGCTGGGGTGCGCGACGGCGCTATTCTCGCGCTGCTCGTAGGTTGTGGACTGCGTGTGTCTGGCCTGATAGCCCTCAACGAAGGCAATATCATCCAGGATGAGATCGACGGCAAGGTGCGCATGCTGATCAAGGTGGTCGAGAAAGGCGATAAGCAGCGCAAGCTGCCTATCCCGCCAGAGGCGGACTTGCTGCTACGGCTCTACCTTGATCATGCGGATCTTAAACAGATAAACCGGCGCCTGCCTGATGGTGATCAAGTTTTGTTTGTGAGCCTGATGAACAGGACAGTCACGCCTGATCAGTACCACGGCGAGCGCCGGCGTCTTAATCGTAGAGCAGTGCTGCAGATGATCAAGAAATACGGCAAGCGGGCCGGCATATCCGAGGATCAAATCCATCCGCACGCCATGCGTCACCTGTTCGGTACCGAGCTGGCCGAGGATGGGGTTGATATCATCGCCCGCCAACGCTTGATGGGACATGAGGATGCCAAGAGCACAGCCATCTACGACCACATGGCCATGCGCAAGCTGACCCGCGAAGCGGATCGGGCCAACCCCCTGGCTAAAATAAAAACGCCGGTCAGCGATCTTTTGAAGAGACTCAACAAGCAGTCGTAATACAAGGCAGGCATCGAAGCACGTGATTCGGGTTTGTGGATGGCGCAACCCATATAAGGGGATGCATCATCGGAGAGAGGAAGTAAGCAGCAGTAGGCTTCTTGTGGTGATCTGGCAGGTGTCGACAACTTTGACAAATATCGGGCTAAATCTGTCTGGTTCCCACAACTAGGGTAATGCGCACTTTGGTGATAAAGCGCAATTGGGCAACGGCAACATGAGGGTTTGAGAGTGATAAACGATGATGAAAAGCGAAGTTCAGATGGGGGAATTGGCGCATCAGGTCAGCCAGCCGACTCACCTGCCGATGGGGTGGGGGGTCGGCAGGCATCCTCACCCCATCCCGACAGGGGGGGTGGGTACCAGAATAACTGCACGGTTTTGAACTTCGGGCTTTCGGAAGAAAAAAAACGCGACCAGCGTCTGGATGAATTGCAAAAAATGGGACTACAGCGCATCTGGATAGATATCGCGGAAAAAATTGGCGTGGATAATTTGTTGATAGCCTGGCGCATGCTCGATTCGGATCAAGCTAACCATGCCGATGACGGGCGCTTACTCATCCCGATCAGGCGGTACCGGACTTACATAAGATACCAACGGAATCGGTATATCGAGTCTCTGGTCGAGATGAATCTTTCCCCGCGCGAGATAAAGGAGAAAATTGAACGGCAGTTATGTGAAAAGATCAGCGTCCGTAACATATTGCGGATTTCGAAGCGGGGATAGGATCAGTTATGGCAGAACAGACGGCGATCATTTACGCTCGGGTTTCCACATCGCGCCAGGCTGATGACGGACTCCCGATTGCAAGCCAGATCGAGCAAGGGCATAAAAAGGCCGGTTTACTCGGAGCCCTGGTGGTCAGAGTATTCACGGACGCCGGCATTTCCGGCAGAACCGACGAGAGGCCAGCCTTCCGCGATGCTGTTGCCTATTGCAAAGCGTATGGCGTGGATTACTTCGTTTGTTGGAGCACGTCGCGTTTCGCTCGGAACAAGCTCGATGCCGCCCTCTATAAGCGTGACCTGGAGAAATGCGGTACTCGAGTAGTGTATGTCAGCGTAGACCTGGACAATCGGACCGATTCCGGCTGGATGATGGAATCAATGCTCGAAATCTTCGACGAGCATTACAGTCGACAGGTCAGCGCTGATACGCTACGCAGTATGATAAAGAATGCGCGGGATGGATATTTCAACGGTGGCCGGGTACCCTTTGGTTATATGGCGGTACCGGATGGCAAGCGGAAGCGGCTGGCAGTACTGGATGTGGAAGCTCAAATTATCAGGGACTTATTTGGGCTATATGTTGAGGGGATTGGGTGTAAAGCGATCGCCATGACGCTGAATGAGCGAGCCCGATTGCGTCGCGGCATGCGGTGGAACAAGAACGTGGTTACCGCTACATTGAAAAATGAGGTTTATACCGGCAAGGTGGTATTCAATCGAACCGATAGCCGAACCGGGAGAGCCAGATCCAGGGAAGAGTGGATAATCACTCAGAGTCACCCTGCAATCATCGAGGAGGGAGTTTTTATGAGCGTTCAGGAATTGTTTGGCGAGCGGACCCCGGTTGACGGTGGTGGATCCCCGCATAGCGGGCTTGTTTTTACAGGGCTATTGCGGTGCGGGAAATGTGGACTGGCAATGCGATCGGAGAATGGTACCGGACGGAGCCGACGTTACCATTACTACAATTGCCAGACAGCGCAAAAAGGGGGTGGCTGTGAAAATCGGCGAATAGCCGCCCCTGATCTTGATCAATGGCTCATTCAGGCGATCATGGACAAGGTGCTTACCCGAGAAAGGCTGGTTGAGACGATTTCTGAATTGCACGAGATTACCGGACGCTGGGTAAAGGACCGTGCCAGGCGACGGGAGGAAATAGTAAAAACCCTGCGCGATGTAGAGTCTAGGTTAAAAAAACTCTTTGATGTGCTTGAGCTGCATGGGAAAGATGCCCCGAACATGGGCGACCTCACTGAGCGTCTGCGTGAGCTGAAGCAGCAGCGGAGCAGCCTTGATCTTCAGCTTGTTACCATTGAAGAGGAGGAAATCCCGATCATCCCGATCACTGAAAGCGATGTGCAGGAGATGGCGGATTTGCTGCGGGATATTGTGGAGACTACAGGCGATCAGAAAAAACTAAGGCTGTTCTTCTCATCATTCATCGATCAAATTGTGGTGAATGACAAGGGCGTGAGGATCGAATACCGCGCGGAAAAATTGGTAAACCAAACCGGATTTGATACGGTTCGTAGTAAGGCTCGGTGGCTCCCCGACCAGGGCTCGAACCTGGGACCTGCGGATTAACAGTCCGTCGCTCTACCGACTGAGCTATCGGGGAATTGAAGAGGTGCATATACTAATAGCTTGGGCCCACCTGGTCAATGCTGTAGGCCAAGTAATTACGATAGCGAAAGTATTAGTGGGTCGGCTGGTACTGCGGAAACGCAGGCATTCCATTCCGAATGAATCTGCTGCCACTGGTCGATACGAGTGGGTAAAGCTGGGCAGTAGCAGGATTTCACGCTACTGGAGGCCCCTCGTCACGCTACACTTCGCAAATCCGGCCCGGTTATCTGCACCCTTGTGCGGTTCGTCTGAGGGGAATTAACAGTAGACTTTCTGCTGAGTGAAAGAGGCTGGATCATGTTGAATTACCGATGCCTGCGCCGCCAGCGCATTTCAGAAATATGAACGTGCAGGCCGCAGACGATCGTTTTTCGTTTAAATCGTCGCTCAATATTCTTTCTCTGGCACGACGATAACCTTCTCGCTGGCCCCAGGTTCTCCTTGGGGGCCTTGGGGACCCTGAGGGCCGGGTTTACTTGAGCCTATCGATATGCAGCCGGTAATTCCTGCAAGCATTACTACTACCGCAAGCAGCTTTAAGTTTTTCATAGGATAACCTTTTTTAGGTTGATTTTAGTCGCCACTGCATCTAAAACATACCCTAAAGCTGTAGCTGTAACTGTTCGTTGCCGCACACTCGCACGTAGTGGGCCCTCTTCTGCTTACCGTGTTGAGAGGACATCTTTGCATTCAAGTCAGCGAAAAATCCCAACTGAATAGCAGCCGCTGGATCATCTCCGGCTAACTCCGCTCCTGCCGAGGTTCTATCCATTTTTCCTGCCGATCTGTTGGAAATTTTTCTTGACATTTCATAGTAATCCACATAGTCACAGAAATATCATAATCACCCCTGATTACCAGCGATAAACCCGCGCGAAACATGGCTTTCAATTCAACTCATTGATAATAAATGTAATTTACAAATGTTTAAAAAATGGCCAAACGGGAAAATATTGTTACAACTGGGTGACTTACCCACCGTGTACAGAGGTTATCAACAAACTTATCCACAGCAATTGTGGACAATAAAACCCCTCCTGCCCATGGGAATACAGATCTTTGCAACGCAGCATTTATGAGGGTCTGGCTGAACTATTGATCCCGGGGAAGTACAAGAGTTAGGTAGCGATTAATGCAACAGCAACCTATTTCTTGATCTCGCCAAAATTCTCATACTCCTCCAAACGAAGAGCCGCTTCTACTACTTGCTTCGCTTCCTCGACGGTTTTTGCATGGGAGAGATCTACCGCCGGATTGGGATAGCTGTGCCAAAATGAAAAACCGGCGGTTGTAATCCAGAGCAAGCCTCTTACATGTTGCTCTACAAATACCTCTTGATGATTTTCATCAACTACTTTCCATTCAATATCCAT